AGCGGCCAAGATCGCGCCACGGTTCCAGGGTCGATGAGGGTGGTGGGGGCCTGCGCTCCCAGAGGGCCGATGCTGAACCGTTACCCCAGGTCAGCCAAGGGATTCCGGCACCAGAGGCTTGCCTGCGATGGCGTCGGCGACGTGCTCAGGAGTGAGTGCATCCGAGCCATGGACAGCGGCGAACGCCTGGAGCGCGCCGAGGGGCGTCGAGGGATCAGCCGGGCCATCCACGATGGTGGTGCCGGTGACGAGCTGGGCGAATGCCAGCCCTACCTCGTAGTCGCTCTGTGCGCTCATGGAGCGATCCTAGCCCCTCAGCCTCACTGGGCGGCCTTCCGGCCGCCACAGAGCCGTACGTCGTCTTGCTCAGGTGCCGGGCTCCGCCCGGCCACAGCCGCTTCGTCCTTGCAGCACACCGCCGTCGCTCCCCTTCGGGTCGCCGTTGAGCCTCACTGTGCAAGTGTGACAGCCGTCACATGAAGTGCTCCGCAACAAACGCTGGAGTTGTTCCCACTACTACTACGTAGAGGTTGAGCCGTAGAGGCTGAGGCTCCTGACGGAGCCTGCTTGTCGAAGACGAAGTACAAGATGTGAGCCTCGCTGTCGCGAGGCTACTTCTCCTTGGGTCTCTACGAAGTACAAGTCTTGCCTCCGAGTCGATCGCTTCGGGCAGCTCACTCTTCAGTGAGGACATCGTCGGAGGCACCAACGTAGGGGGTGGTCGAGTGACTGGCTGGTCCGGATCGGATCGTCGGCAGCGGCTCCCCCAGAACTGGGCGCAGATCCGGCGTCGCATCTTGCGGCGCGACGGCAACCGCTGCGTCTGGGTGCATGACGGCAAGCGGTGCGAGGAAGTCGCGACCGAGGTCGACCACATTGTGGCTGGAGACAACCACGATGACTCGAACCTCCGGTCGCTGTGCTCCTGGCATCACCAGCGGAAGTCCTCCTCGGAGGGCCGAGCCGCCCAGCTCGCCAAGCGTCGGCAGATCGAGAAGAGGTTCCGACGCACCGAGTCCCATCCGGGGCTCCTCTGATCTTGGGACGCCCAAGCGGCGATCAAGTTGAACAACACGCGCGACAGCGCGGGCGTCCCAACGCCACGTCGGTGGCTCCCCGTCCTCCTCTCCGGGTCGAGCCCCGATCGGCGCTCCAGGGTCCTCCTCTCCCCTGTTGAGCGCCAGCCCCCAGGTACTCGCTACCACCTGGGGGCTCAGACTTCCCGCGCGCCGCGACCAGAGATGGGGAAGCGCGCGGGTGAGATCCACACCGATCACCTTGGAGGTACGCCCTTGGCAGTCATCGCTGAGTTCCGTTACGCCCAGATCGGCCGTGTGGAGTCCGATCTCTGACAAGGAGGTGATCCCGTGCCCTGCGGCACGATCTGTCCCGGTGGTCCCTGTGCTGGCTGTCCCCTCGCGGGACTCCGGTGACCGTCTGGACCTGGCTCTGGATCTTCTGGATCGGAGCCTTCGTCGTCATCGAGGGTGTCGCCCTGGCCCGCAAGGCTCCGGGTGACACGCTCTCCGAGCACGTCTGGAAGTGGTTCCACACACAGCAGGGCCAGAAGTGGAGCAAGACCACGCGGCTGCGTCGGTTCGTGCTTCTCGCCTTCATGGCGTGGCTCGCTGTCCACTTCCTCACTGGAGGTCTCTTCTGACCCGCGTGCTCTACTTCAGCTCGCCGATGTGCCGACCCTGTCGGTCGTTCGGCCCGCTCCTCACGAAGGAGCTGGAGGCTCGTGACATCGAGCCCGAGCGCATCGACGTAACCACGGACGTGGGCATGGCCAACCTCTTCGAGGTCTCGGCTGTGCCCACTGTCGTGTTCATCCGCGACGGCCAAGAACTGTCGCGCTTCACTGGCGCGCGCCTCGGCGCTGCGCTTCAGGACGCTCTCGGCGTCCTCGACTGAAGGAGGTGAGCCAGTGCCTGGCCCCGTACCCAACCGAGAGTCAGACCTGGCTCGCCCCCGCTCCCGCAAGGGCGGGGATGTTCAAGAGGTCACCAAGGGCGAGATGCGCCCGGTCAAGATCCCGAACGCGGATCGCGACTGGCACCCCATCGCACGTCGCCTCTGGGACTCCTTGAAGACTTCCGGCCAAGCGGACTTCTACCAGAACTCCGACTGGGCCTTCGCCTTCTCGCTGTGCGAAGACCTCTCGTACTACAAGAAGTCCGGCAAGCGGTCTGGCCAGATGCTCCAGACCATCTACTCCGCGTTCGAGCGTCTGCTCGTCGCCGAGGGAGACCGCCGCCGAGTACGCATCGAACTGCATGAGCCCGAGCCTGAGACGACGCCTGCGTCCGTCCTGGCCATCGCCGACTACCGACAGGAGCTGGGGCTCGACTGACCCCGTAGGGACGGTGAGCCTTGACTCCCCAAGCTGGCTTGACCCTGGAAGAGATCGAGGCCCTGGAGCCCGACTTCCTCGGTCCCACCTGGCAGAAGGACGCCTTCGGGCAGTGGGTCCTTCCGAAGCACACGCTCGGCTGGCAGATCGCTGGCTGGTGTGCCCAGTGGCTCCGTGCTGAAGACGGCGGCCCCTGGAAGTTCACGAAGGAACAGCTTCGCTTCGTCCTCCACTGGTACGCCGTGGATTCGACGGGGCGCTTCACCGCCCGCAAGGGCGTGCTCCAGCGCCTGAAGGGCTGGGGCAAGGACCCGCTCCTCGCGGTCCTCTGTCTTGTCGAGCTGGTTGGCCCCTCGCGCTTCTCCCACTGGGACGAGAACGGGGAGCCGGTCGGCGAGCCTCACCCGCAGGCGTGGGTTCAGGTCACGGCTGTCAACCAGTCGCAGACCACGAACACCATGTCGCTCATCCCGTCCCTCATGTCGGACGCCTTCAAGGCGCACTTCGACATCAAGGACGGCGCGGTGCTCATCCGCGCCAACGGCGGCAAGCAGCGGCTCGAAGCCGTGACCTCGTCGTACCGAGCCCTCGAAGGCAAGCGGACGACGTTCACCCTGCTCAACGAGACCCATCACTGGGTGAGCGGGAACAACGGCCACAAGATGTACGAGACGATCGACGGTAACGCGACCAAGAAGGACTCGCGCTACCTGGCGATCACGAACGCCTACCTGCCCGGCGAAGACTCTGTCGCTGAGCGGATGCGCGAGTCGTACATGAAGATCGCTGAAGGCCGCGCGATGGACGTGGGCTTCCTCTACGACTCCGTCGAGGCCCACGCCAAGACGCCCCTCACGCCCGATGCCCTGCGCATCGTCATCCCGAAGATCCGGGGTGACGCCATCTGGCTGAACGTCGACTCGATCATCCAGTCCGTTCTGGACACGACGATCGCGCCGTCGCGCTCACGCCGGATGTGGCTCAACCAGATCGTCGCCGAGGAAGACGCCCTCTACGGCCCCGCCGAGTGGGACGTTCTCCGGAACGATGCACTGACCCTCCAGCCGGGCGACGAGATCGTTCTCGGCTTCGACGGTGGCAAGACCCACGACGCGACCGCCCTTGTGGCGATCCGCGTCCGGGACATGGCTGCCTTCCTGCTGGGTCTCTGGGAGAAGCCGGACGGACCCCAGGGCGAGAACTGGGAGGTCCCTCGCTGGGAGGTTGACTCCGAGGTGCACAGCGCCTTCAAGCAGTTCAAGGTCCAGGCGTTCTACGCCGACGTTGCGCTGTGGGAGTCGTACATCTCCGAGTGGTCGGAGACCTACGGTGACAGCCTGGCGGTGAAGTCGCCGGTCGGTCGCGATGCGATCGGCTTCGACATGCGCTCCTCGCTGAAGCTCGTGACCATGGCGCACGAGCGCCTGATGCGGACCATCTTCGACAAGAAGCTCGCCCACGACGGCGACCGCTCGCTGCGTCGCCACGCGCTCAACGCGCGTCGGCGGACGAACAACTACGGCGTCTCCTTCGGCAAGGAGTCCAGAGAGTCGCCTCGCAAGGTCGACGCCTACGCGGCGCTGATGCTTGCGCACGAAGCCCTGTACGACCTCCGCGCTCGCGGGAAGAAGCAGAAGGCCCGCACGGGTCGCGGCTACTTCATGTGACGTGTGCAACTTGAACCGAAGGGACGGTGAGCGTGGCAGACACCTCGCCTGCATCGTTGGCGAAGCAGCTCCTGTCCATCTTGGACAGGGACGGCGCACGCCTCGAACGCATCGACAACTACCTGCACGGCAAGCATGACGACCCGTACATGCCGCCCCACGCAGACGACGAGTACCGGCTCCTGGCCAAGCGCTCGGTGTCCAACTGGATGCCGCTCCTGGTCGGGACGCCAGCCCAGGCTCTGTACGTGGATGGCTTCCGTCCCGGCTCAGCCGGTGCCGGACTCCCCCAGGCTGCTGAGTCGACCTCCCCCGAGTGGTCGCACTGGCAGAGATCCCGGCTCGACGCCCGCCAGGCTGCGGTCTACCGGGCGGCCCTGACCTACGGTCACAGCTTCACAGTGACCGAGAAGGACAAGAAGGGTCACGTCGTGACGAAGGGCCTGAGCCCGCGTCGCACCGCCGCCCTCTTCGAGGACCCGGCGAACGATGAGACCCCGTACGCGGCGCTGACCGTGACCGTCTGGCCCAAGGGCGAGGCGGTCGGCAAGGCCCGCATGTGGGACGGCCTGAACGAGTACGCCGTCACCTTCAAGTCGCTCGGCGACGACGAGGGTGTCCGCGTGGCTGGCAAGGCCAAGCGCCACGGTTCGAGCGAGTGCCCGGTCACCCGGTTCGCTGCGTCGGTCGACCTCGACGGTCGCACCATCGGCGTGATCGAGCCGATGATCCCGCTCCAGAACCGCATCAACCAGTCGGTCTTCGACCTGCTGGTCGGCCAGACCTACACCTCGCACGAGGTGCGGTACGCGACCGGCATGGCTCCTCCGATCCAGCGTGACGCCGAGACCGGCGATCCGATCCTGGACGAGAACGGCCAGCCGAAGCCGATTCCCATGAACCACAACGCTCGTCGCTTCCTGTTCGCCGAGGACCCGGACGTGAAGTTCGGTTCCCTGCCGGGAGGCCCGATCGGCTCGCTCATCGACTCGATCGACATGAGCATCCGCCACCTCGCGGCTGTCTCGCAGACACCGCCGCACCACCTGCTCGGACAGATCGCCAACCTGTCCGCCGAAGCTCTGCTCGCCGCCGAGACCGCGCTGTCGCGCAAGATCGCGGAGTTCCGAGCCATCTTCGGCGAGTCCTGGGAGCGAGTCTTCCGGCTGGCCGCTGAACTCGCTGGCTCGCCCGCTTCGGCCGACGACTACATGGGCGAGGTCATCTGGCGCGACATGGAGCAGCGCTCCCTCGCGCAGGCGGCTGACGCTCTGGGCAAGCTGAAGGAACAGCTCGGCATCCCGGCCAAGGGCCTCTGGAAGCGCGTACCTGGTGTCACGCAGACGGAGTTCGAGGACTGGGAAGAGATGGCCGAGGACGAAGACTCTCAGCTCGCTCTCGCGCAGTCCATCCGACGAGCCACCCCCGAGCCGGTAACCCCGACTTCGGATGAGGTGGTCGCCGCGTGACGACGCCCTCTCGGCAGAAGGAAGCCGACGAGGCGTCTGTCGCCTTCCACGTAGCGCTGACCCAGATCGGTGTCGGCACGGTGGAAGACGCACTGAAGCTGTGGTCCGAGGTCCCGCCTACCGCGCGGGCCTCGACCGCATCGAGCTGGCTCCGCAAGGCCGTGCACCTGGTGATGACCAGGCGCTCCCGGTCTCGCGAGCTGGCTCGGGCGTACTACCGCCTGGTCCGCGCACTGCGGACTGGGACGACCGTCGCCGATCCTCGCAAGCCCGAGCCCAGGTACATCACGCTCGACACCTTGCGTCGCGAGTTCGCCGCTCTCACCGGAGGGGCTGAGCAGCCCCAGGAGGGCCGTTCAGAGTCCTCCACCTCCGAGAGTACGGACGAGCCCTCGCAGCCTGCTGACGCCCCCACCACGGAGGCGGACGAGCCGACTGACGCTCCTGCGGAAGAAGAGTCCGAGGACGCAGAGGCCGACCGCATCCTGGTCGAGGAGCTGGCCGGGCTGAAGGAGGAAGAGGACCGGATCGAACGCGAGGCGCAGGCCGAGCTGGAGGACGCACTCCAGAACCTCGGCCCCGCGAACCTCGACAAGAAGCTCGACAGCATCGACACCGACGCACCGGCCAAGGACGTGGACAGGCTCCGCGACGAGGCCCACGCGCAGGCTGGTGCACGTCAAGCTGCCGCAGCAGAGCGAGTGACCATGAACGGCGCTCGTTCGACGGTCTGGAACCACGCCAACCGCGACAGGCGCGCGATCGGCTACATCCGCTTGTCGCGCACCGGAACCCCGTGTGGGTGGTGCGCGATGTTGATCTCTCGTGGTCCCGTCTACCGCTCCGAGAGGAGCGCTGAGTACGCAGACGGCGACAAGTACCACGACAACTGCCACTGCTACGCCGAGCCTGTGTTCTCGCGCGAGCAGTACCGCAACTCCTCTCTGTACGAGCTGAACCGCAAGTACGAGGAGCTGTGGCCCCAGGTGACGAAGGGGCTGTCTGGCAAGGCAGCCGTCTCCGCCTGGCGTCGGTTCATCCGAACCGAGCAGAAGGCCGCTGCCCAGGAGGCACGGCGCAAGTCCACTACGAACGTCCAGGAGGCGTAACCCGTGAGCACCCCGACCGAGACCCCGAACCCCGAGTCCACCGTCGTGACCGAGGAGAAGCCCGCTGAGGGCGAGACCCCGGAGACGAAGCCGACCGAGGAGTCCACCGAGGAGAAGCCGGAAGGCGAGACCGAGGAGAAGGACCCCGAGGCCGAGCTGCCCGAGTGGGCCAAGAAGGAGCTGACCAAGACTCGCGGTGAGGCCGCGAACTACCGGGTCAAGCTGCGCGAGGCCGAGGGTGCACTGAAGAACGCCAAGACCGTCGAGGAGTACGAGGCTGCCACCGCGCAGCTCTCCGAGAAGATCTCGGAGCTGGAGACCGCGCTCGTTCGCGAGAAGGTCGCCCGGAAGTACGAACTCCCCGACGAGCTGGCTGCCCGCCTTCAGGGTGCCGACGAGGCTGCCCTCGAAGCGGACGCGAAGGCCCTCCAGAAGTTCGTGACCCCCGCCGTGCCTGAGTCCCTGGGTGGTGGCCTCACCCCGGATGACGGCGAGGACGACTTCGACCCGGTCAAGGCCGTGCAGAACTACCGGCGCAGCCGCTACTGACCGGATCTTCCCTCCGCCGCGTGTGCAACCTGCGCACGTTCTGCCAAGACATCACAAGGAGTAACCAACAGTGACGCACTCCGTCATCAAGCCCGAGAAGATCGCCGCGACTGCGGCCGTCGCTCTGGAGCAGTCCCTCGTCGTCCCCGCCCTCTTCCAGCGCGAGGGCATCGACCAGTTCAAGGGTGCCAAGGACGACACCATCAACGTCAAGGTCGAGGGCGTCCTGCCCTTCCGGACCTACGACTGGCGCTCTGGCCAGGTCGGTACCCCGAACGCCAACGGCGGGGTCCGCAAGGCCATCGAGTTCGATGAGTACACCGAGAAGACCGTCGCGGTCTCCTTCGGCGGCAACATCTACTCGGCCGTCGCCCTGACCGACGAGCAGCGCGACTTCGACCTGAACGGCTGGGCCAAGCTCGTCTCCAAGCAGACCGAGGCGATCAGCCGTGGCCTGGAGCGCGGCGCGGTCGACCACCTGCTCGCGCAGGACTACGCCGTCACCCTCGGTGGTGCGGTCTCCGGTCGCACCCTGCGCTCGGTCCTGATCCGCGCCCGCGACGTGCTCAACAAGTTCATGGTCCCGAAGGAGGGCCGTGTCCTCCTCGTCGGTTCCGACTGGGAGGTCGCGCTCCTGGAGGACGAGAAGCTGAACCTCGCGAGCAACGTCGGTGACGCCGAGGCTGTCGCCGCGCTGCACGAGGCGACCATCGGTCGCCGCTTCGGCTTCGACATCGTCGTCTCGCAGGAGATCCCCGGCGACGCCGCGTTCGCGCTGCACCGCTCGGCGTTCATCTTCGCGACCGGTGCCCCGACCGTCCCGCAGTCCGTGACCGGTGGCTCCGCCTCCGCGAACGGTGTGGCCGTCCGGTGGCTCCAGGACTACGACGCCCTGCACCTCACCGACCGCTCGGTCATCAACACCTACAAGGGCTTCCGCGAGGTGAAGGACCAGCTCATCGGCATCGACGGTGTGACCGGTCAGGCGTTCGTCTCCCAGTACGAGCACTTCGTCCGCGCGATCCGCCTCGACCTCGACGCGACCGCTGACGTGCTGCCCGACCCGGACGGCCCGGACGCCGCGCAGGTCGAGCTGGCCGCGATCACCGGCGTCAAGGGTGCCGCTGACGGCGCTGGCGTCTGATCGACCCGCTGAGTGAGGGGGCTGCCTTCGGGTGGCCCCCTCCTCGCCCCTTCAGCAAGGAGTACACACATGGCCTACGCCACGCTTGACGAGCTGAAGGGTCGGCTCGACTGGACCCTCGACCAGGACGAGGAGCGCATCGCAACGAGCGCGCTCGAAGACGCTTCCGACCTCGCTGCCCACTACGGGCGCGACTGGACGGACGCCCCTCGGCTGGTTCGCACGCTGGTCCTGAAGGCATCGGCTCGGTACATGCGGAACCCCAGTGGGTACACGCAGTCCCGCGCTGGTGACGAGACCCTGGGCTGGAACGACGCGGCTGGCGAGAACGCTGGCACCGTCTACTTCACCGACGAGGAGATCAAGCTCCTCGGCTCCCTGGGCGGCAAGAACCCCGGCATCTACTCCGTCGAGGTCACCGCCTGGAACTCCCGCATCCGTCCGAGCACTGGCTACGTGCCGGTCGACAACGGCGGCTCCGACTACCCCTTCTTCGCTGAGGGGTACGAGTGAGCGTCCAGCGTCGGCGCGGCATGACCGCGCGCATCTGGAAGATCAAGACGATCACGGACAACCGTGGCAACCAGGTGCACCTCGCAGACGGCGACGGTCCCCACGAGGTGCGAGCCGCGTTCATCCCGCAGCGCTCCGCCAAGGCCGAAGTGCCTGGCCAGATGCAGATCAACATCACTCGGATGATCGTCGCCGCCGACCTCGAAGGCGTCGACCTGTGGTCGCGCGTCGAGTGGAACGGCAAGCAGTGGGACATCGTCACGCCGCCCGCCTACCACCACGGCACACGTCACACACGCCACTGGTCCATCGACATCCGAGAGAGGCCCTGATGGCGAAGATCTACTCGCGCGTCGGTGGACGCGACCTCGAACAGTTCATCGCGCTGACCGACGTGGTGCAGGACGAACTCGACAACCGAACCTTCGAGATCGCGGTCCGAGCTGAGGGCTACCTCGCCGAGACGCGACTCGACAAGAGCAACGGCGGCGACTCCTTCATCGACGTGGAGCGCGGCAAGGTCGACCGCTACGTCGTACTGAGCGACGAGCGCGGCCAGAACGCTGCGCTGTCCATCGAGTACGGCCGTGCCGCAGGCGAGTACGAGACCAGGGACAAGAAGACCGGCGAGACCATCACCGTCGAGTACGGCGAGATGGAAGGTCTCTACATCCTGGCTCGCGCCTCGAACCTGCCCAAGAAGCGGAAGGGCAAGGTGCAGCTCGACTGATGGCTGGACTCCCCGCAGAGATCAAGGCTCTCGCGGAGCTGAGCCCGGTCGAAGACCTGCTCCTCGTCGTCCTCCGGGACGGCCTTCCTGGCATCCAGGTCAAGACGCTCATCTCCGCCGACCAGACGTTCCCGCTGGTCCTCATCCGCCGTAACCCCTCCTTCGGAGAGTGGTCCGGCGACACACGCTTCACCGACTCCGCGCAGGTGTCTGTTCAGACCTTCTGCGAGGACCCGAACGGTGACGAGGACGCGGCCATCCTCGCTGAGGCGTGCCGTGTAGTCCTCCGCGACGCCTGGCTCAGCCAGAAGGTCGTGCCCGGCAGAGGTCACTTCATCGACGTGCAGATGACCTCCGCTCCTCGACGGGTCACGGACTGGGCGACGGCCGCTGGCCCCGTGCAGTACGCGGACCTCCCGACCGGTGTGTGGCGCTACGAGACGGTCTACCAGATCGACATCCGCAAGCCACGAACCCGGCCCTTCCCCATCCCGAACCCCTGACAAGGAGTAACCCTTCGTGGCACTGAACGATGCCGCCACTCTTGTCGTCGGAAGCGGCAACTACCTGACCGCTCCGACCGGCACGGCGATCCCCGGCGACCTGCTCGCCCCGTCTTCCCCCTGGGAGGCTGTCGGCCACACCTCGCTGGAGGAGATCTTCTCGATCGCCTCCGAGGGTGGCGAGGCGACCGTCCTCGGCACGCTCCAGAACAAGAACCTCCGGACGAAGTACAGCGCCCGGACCGAGACCATGACGTTCACGCTCCAGCAGTTCGACGTGGACGGCCTGAAGCTCTACTACGGCGCGAACGCGCCTGTCCTGGCTGACGGTACGGTCGGTGTCCCCTCGGACCCGCAGCCGACCGTGTGCGCGTTCCTCGCGATCTTCGTGGACGGCGACAACCACTTCGCCTTCTACGCCCCGAAGGCCGAGATCTACCGCGCCGACGACCTGGCCCTCTCGGACACCGAGTCCCTGGCCGGTCTGCCGCTCGGCGTCAAGCCGATGACCCACAACACCAACACCTGGACCTACGCGATCACTCCGCTGGGTGGCGACGTGATCGCCGCGTCCGGCGCGACCGCTGGCGCTCCGGGCTCCTTCACCCCGACCGGTGCTGTCGCCCCGGCCAACCTGACCGCGCTCCAGGGCTCCTCGATCGTCGCCTCCCCGGCGACCGCGTGGACCACCGGTCAGTACGTCGACCTCGGCGACGCCAGCGACGCCTACTGGGACGGCGACTCCTGGGCTGCCGGACAGGCTCCCTAATCCCGGTCCTCTGACCACCCCGCGCGTGAGTGATGCGGACCTCTCACGCGCGGGGTTCATCCCCCTCTTCAGTCCGCACCCGCTTCATCCCACCGACCACAGGAGGTCCGCAACCCCATGGCCAGCTACTCGCTCGACAGCATCCGTGAAGCCGCAGAGGCGAAGTACGGTTCGACCGACATCGACCTGGGCAACGGCGTCGTCCGTCTGCTCAACCCGCTCCGCCTGCCGAAGACCAAGCGAGACGAACTCGCGAAGCTCCAGGACCGGATGGACGAGGAGGGGGCCGACCAGGAGACCGTCATCTCTGACGCGATCCTGCTCGTCGCCGAGTCCGAGTCCAAGGGCAAGGCGCTGCTGAAGGCTGTGGGTGGAGACCTCGCGGTCCTCGCTCAGATCTTCGAGACCTACGGCAAGGGCACCCAGGCGGGGGAAGCCTGAGCCTCGCCCGGCTCGTAGACGACTACGGAGAAGGGCTGTACCCCGACCTGCGGTTCTACTACGGCATCGACCTCGCCGAAGTGATCGCGGGTCGGGGTCCTTCTCCGTCTCTCGTCATCCTGTTGGTGCAGAGGCTCCCTGACACTTCGCTCACCGCCGCTCTCGCGTCGGGCGGTCGGGAGCAGTTCGGCTGGGGTGTGGACCGCCACATGACCGCCGACCTCTTCGACGCACTGAACCAGAACACCAGGGCAACCGGGAACTGGGGCAAGAAGGGAGCGCCCAAGCTCCCCGAGTACCCCCGGCCCAAGGTCAAGAAGTCCAAGACGGACCGACCGAAGAAGAAGGTCAGGGTCGCTGACCTGTTCAACCAACTCTCCCGGAGGTAGTCCATGCCCGGTAGTCCCGGAGGGCAGTCGATCGGCCGCGTGTCGGTCAAGGTTCTCCCCGACACGAGCCGCTTCAAGCGAGACGCCGAGAAGGCGCTCGACCGGATCGAGAAGACTCTCGAACCGATCAAGATCGGCACCAAGATCGACATGTCTGGTGCGAGTCGCGAGTTCCTGACGGAGCTGCGGAAGATCAACCAGCGGAACCGGCAGTCGGACTCGCGCAAGATCAGGTTCCACACCACCATCTCCAAGGACGGCATGACCGAGGCTGTGTCTCGGGCCGTGCGCCAGATCCAGGAGAAGGCCGACCAGCGGAAGATCAAGCTCACCCTCGACGGCGTTGACGTCAAGTCGGATGTGCAACTTGAACTGAACCGCCAGTCGGCCGACCGCGTGAAGGACCAGATCAAGGACTGGGCTGACGACATCAGCCCGATCAAGATCCCGGTCGAGCCTGACTGGAGTGCTACCGGCGCACGCATCACAGCGGGTCGCCTCGCGGTCCTCACCCGGCCGCGCACCGTGTCGATCATCCCCAAGCTCAACGAGGCTGCGCTCGTCAAGGTGGGCACCGCACTCGCGGCGCTCTCCGGGATGCGCGTGATCAACAACATGTTCGAGAAGTTCGGGAACATCCTGAAGAACCTCGACAAGAACGTCCCGATCATCGGCACCATCGCGACCGCCATCGCGGGCCTGACCTCGGGCGCTCTGGCCCTGACCTCGAACCTGTTCGCCCTGTCGGCTGGCCTGGCCCAGATCGGAGCAACAGCTCTGACGCTGCCCGGCATCCTGGGCGGCTTCGCAGTCGGCATCGGCGTCACTGTGGCTGCGCTGAAGGACTTCAACACGCAGGTCCCGCAGGTCAAGAAGGCGCTGTCCGACATGCAGAACTCGATCAGCGCGAAGTTCTGGGATGAGGCGCGCAAGCCGATCAGCGCTCTCGTTGACGACCTGCTCCCGCGCTTCGCCAAGGGCTTCGACGCCACGGCCACCGCGTCCGGCAAGTTCTTCGGGCAGTTCGCCACCGACCTCACAGCGGCGCTCAACCCGACGATCGTGGACACGATGTTCGGCTACCTGAACCAGTCGATCGCGACTGCGACGGGCGGCACGAAGGTCTTCTCCTCGATCATCGCTCAGCTCGGCGAGGTCGGCACCAGCTACCTGCCCAACCTGGCTGGCTGGTTCGTCAAGATCTCCACGCAGTTCGATGACTGGCTGAAGAAGAAGGGTCAGCTCGGGCTCCAGGCGGAGATCAACGAGGGCATCGACGCCCTGAAGGATCTCGGCGGCATCCTGAAGGAGACGGTCGGCATCCTCGCTGGCGTCTCCCGTGCAGCCGAGGCGGCGGGCGGTTCCTCGCTCGACGTGCTTCGCAACTCCCTCGCCAAGATCCACGCCATCGTGGACAGCGAACCCTTCCAGAAGGGCCTCATCGGGGTCTTCAAGGGCGCGCACCAGGCGATGGCGAACCTCGCCGCAGGCGCTGGCCCGGCAGTGAAGCAACTCTTCATCGAGCTGTCCGAGCTGCTGACCACCGTTCTCCCGCAGGCGGGTTCGATCATCGGCGTGGCCATCGGTGCCATCGCTGGAGCCCTGTCTCAGCTCTCCGTCATGGAGGGCATCAAGGCGATGTTCACCGCCCTGTTCCAGGCCGTCACGATCCTCGCCCCGGCGATGGCTCCGCTCGGCCAGGCGCTCGGTGCCCTGATGCAGGTCATCGCCGTCATGCTCCCGGCCATCGCGTCGCTGGTCTCGGCCGCGATCATTCCGCTGGCCAACGCCTTCACGCAGCTCGCCCCGATGATCACCCCGGTCATCACGCTGCTGAGTGGCGCGCTCCTCTCCGCCTTCCAGACCCTTGGTCCGATCATCCAGCAGATGGTCCCGCTCGTCGGCCAGATGCTCACCGCAGCCTTCGGGATGCTGAGCACGATCCTGCCGCCGATCGCCCAGATCTTCACGATGATCCTCCAGGCGGTCATGCCCCTGGCCCAGACCCTGATCAGCGCACTCGCGCCGATCCTGCCGGTCCTGGCCGCCGCGCTTGACACCGTCCTGACGGCCCTCCAGCCGATCATCGAGACGGCGCTCCAGATCATCACCGCGATCATCGAGCCCCTGCTTCCGATGCTGTCCGGCATCATCCAGGACTTCCTGCCCAAGCTGGCGGATGCCCTGAAGCGACTGCTCGAAGCCATCCAGCCTGTGCTCGATGCGCTGCTCGCGGTCGTGAACTTCCTGATGCCGATCCTGGTGCCGGTGCTCCAGTTCATCATCGCGATCCTCGCGGACTCGCTGGTGGCTGCGGTCAACGGTGTGGCCCTCGTCTTCGAGGGTCTGGTCGAGATCATCAAGGGTGCCTGGGACATCATCGTCGGCGTCATCAAGATCGCCTTCGGTCTCCTGAAGGCCATCTTCACGGGCAACGGCGACCTCCTGAAGGAGGGCTGGAACCAGCTCTGGAACGGCATCAAGCAGTTCGGCAAGGGCATCTGGGACACGATCCTCGGCCTCTTCCGGACGTTCCTGTCGGTCGGCATCCTCGGCACGGCAGGCAAGGTGCTGAAGTCGATCGGCGCAGCCTTCAAGGGCGGCTGGCAGGCTGTTGTGGACTTCGGCAAGGCCGCATGGTCTGCGATCACGGGCGGCTTCTCGTCGTTCATGTCGTGGCTCGGCGGACTCGCTTCGTCCGGGATCTCGGCTGTCGGCGGGTTCTTCTCGCGAGGCTGGACCTCGATCCGTACCACCGCCACCGAGGCGCTGGGCAAGCTGATCTCCGAGGTCGGCAAGTGGATCGGCAAGGCAGTCACCGCAGTTGGTGAGCTGCCGGGCAAGGCCAAGTCTGCTCTGGGTGACCTGGGCTCGTACCTGATGGACGCGGGCAGGAAGCTCATCAGGGGCTTCATCGACGGCATCAAGAACATGTTCGGCTCCGTGAAGTCCACCCTCGGTGACCTCACCAGCAAGCTGACCTCCTGGAAGGGTCCGGAGTCCCTGGACCGCGTCCTTCTGGTCGACGCTGGCCAGCTCGTCATCGGCGGCTTCATCAAGGGTCTGGAGTCGCGCTACGGCGCGGTTCGCAAGTCCCTGCGTGGCCTCACGAAGGACGTGGCTGGCACCCAGTTCGACGCCCCCGGCGTCGGCACGATCCGCGCTGCACGCGGCCTCTCCTCGGCCGTGGCTGGCGCGCTCGACGGCTCCATCTCTGGAGGTGGCGCGAGCAAGGTACTCAACTACTACGCGGCTCCGGGCTCGTCTCTCTCCTCCGAGGAAGACCTGTTCGCGGCTGCCAACCGATCCAGGATGGTGGGCTGGTAACAGATGGCGAAGCTCAGGCTGGAGAACAGCCTCGACTCCCTCGACCTCGACCAGGTCGAGACGACCGGCTACGGAGTGCAGGCCCTGACTGGAGCTTCCGGTCTGGGCCTGCCCCCGGTCTCCGTGCAGTGGATCGAGGGCGCGGGTGACGGTGCTGTGTACCGGCGCACCCGCGTCCTGTCCCGCGACATCGACCTCCCGCTCGACATCGTTGGGCGGGACCGAGCGGACCTGAAGAACCATCTCTCCCGGCTGTCCCTGATGCTGGCCGGTCCGTGCACTCTTCGCATGATCGAGGAGGACGGCACGGACTGGTCGACTCAGGTCGTCCGGGTCGGCGGTGGTGAGTACGTGTACGGCGTCGACTCGATCGGATCGACGGACCTCCAGACGGTGGTCACGCTCCGAGCTGGCGACCCGTACTGGACCTCCTCCGTCGTCACCCGGAAGCAGGTCGGCGGCGACCTGACATCGAGCCCGTTCCTCACGAACATGGTGCAGATGCAGGTCACCGCCTCACAGGCCATCGGCTCGATCCTGCTGGAGAACACGGGCGACGCCGTCGCCTACCCGGTGTGGGAGATCTTCGGTCCGGGCAACAACTTCAAGGCCGTCTCCCCGAGTGGGCAGATGCTGCACTGGACGGGATCGCTCAGTGCAGGCCAGCGCCTGATCATCGACACCCGCATGGGCACGGTGGTCGACAGCACTGGCGCGAACCGCTACTCCGAGCTGGCTGCCGCCCCTCGGTTCTGGGCCATCGACCCCGGCATCTCGACCGCCGAGGCGAGCCTGCTCGACGTAACGAACGCATCCAAGATCGTCTGTTCTTGGCGGCCCCGGAAGTGGATGGTGATCTGAACCAGTGAAGCTCCGCGACCTCACGGTCGAGGTGCGCAACAAGGATCTGGAGCGAGTCGGGGCGATCCGTCCCGAGGACCTGATCCTGGAGCTGGAGGACCAGTTCAACAACGTCGGAACCTGGAAGCTCACGCTGCCCGTCGAGCACCCGCTCGCCACTGCGCTGCGTGCTCCAGGTTCCGGCGTGATCATCACCGGCCCGACCGACATCATCATGTCCGGGCCGACGATCAAGAACGAGTACGCCTCCACGCCGGAAGACCCCGGTGGCTCCATCGTGTTCGAGGGGATCAGCGACTCCTGCATCCTCTCGGACCACCTTGCGTTCCCCGACCCCACGAACATCGACCCGACGACCCAGACCAAGTCGCACGACGTGCGCACCGGCAAGGTCGAGACGGTCATGCACTCCTTCGTCAACGCGAACATCGGCCCTGCCGCACCGGCTGGTCGACGGAAGGCGAAGCTGATCATGGGCGCGAACGGTGCCCGTGGTGGCGACACCACGAAGTCCGCTCGATTCCCCGTGTTGGGCAACGTGCTCACCGAGCTGGGCCTTCGGGCCTCTCTCGGCTTCCGCGTTGTGCAGCGGGGCTCGAACCTCGTCTTCGAGACCTTCCCCGTCACGGACCGGTCGGCGTACATCCGGCTCGACGTGATGAACAACTCGCTCGCCGGTTCCCGCGTCGCGATCACTCCCCCGAGTGCGACTCGCGTCATCGTGGCCGGTCAGGGCGAGCAGGTGAACCGCAAGTTCCGCGAGATCACCACGCCGGACTCCCTTGCAGGAGAAGCCGAGTGGGGCCGCCGCATCGAGGTGTGGCAGGACCAGCGGAACACCAACGAGGACGACGAGCTGGACGACTCCGGCTTGGAGATCCTGGAGGAGAACGGCTTCACCGCAGTCGCCGCTCAGGCGGTGCCGATGGAGGACAGCGCGATCGAGTTCGGACGCGACTGGATGATGGGCGACCGCGTCTCCGTGGTCGTCAACGACCAGGAGCTGAAGGCCAACGTCACCGGCATGATCCTCCGGGCCACGAGCGACGGCTTCCGAGTCGGAGCCCTGCTCGGCGACGCCACCGGCTTCAACCGCGAGGCCGCGTCCGCGAAGCGAGCGCAGAACACAGAGACCCGCGTCTCCGAACTGGAGCGCAACGGAAGTAGCGGAGGCGGCGGCGATGACGCCGTCTTCAGAGTGATGGGAGTGTGGTAACGAGTGGCTACGCCGAAGGTCTTCTTCCGGGGTGAACTCCCCGCAGCACGAACGGTGGCCTACACCGTCCCGGCCGGGAAGTCGGCGGCTGTCACGAGCATCGTCGCCACCAACCCCGGCACCGACACCTCGATGATCAGCATGTGGATCGACGGTGTCCCTGTCCTGGCTGCCGTGGGTCTCCACGTGAACGGTGTGCTCACGCTGGAGATCAGCCAGGCCCTCAACGAGGGCGACACGATCGAGGTGCAGGGCAACTCCGTTCCTGCGCAGACGCACATCAGCGGAGTGGAGTTCTGACGTGGCACTGACTGTCTACCCCCTTGACGCGGGGACTGTTGGCCCGACTGGGCCTGAAGGACCGCAAGGTCCGAAGGGCGACAAGGGCGACAAGGGTGACACCGGCAACACGGGTGCGACTGGCGCTACGGGTGCAGCCGGTGCGAACGGAAGCCAGATGCTTCGAGGCACCTCGGCCCCGGCTGCGGGCACGGGTGTCAACGGTGACTGGTACTGCTGGGAAGACACCCGGACCTTCCTCGGTGTCACGAACACCACGTTCACGTTCTACCGCAAGGAGTCTGGGAACTGGGTCCAGGTCGGCTCCACCGTCGCTGGCGCGAAGTGGTACCTCAACAACACCTCGACCTCCAGCGCCGACACCAAGCCCGGTGACATGCTGCTCCGCTACGACAACGGTGACATCTACCAGCGCAGCGCTTCCGGCTGGGGCACCGCGATCGGCAACCTGAAGGGTCCGAAGGGCGACAAGGGTGACACCGGTCCCCAGGGTCCGCAGGGTCTTCCCGGCGACGGCGCGGTCAACACCGTCAACACCGTCTCCCCGGACGTGAACGGTAACGTCCAGCTCGGGCCGGTCGACATCGGTGCCCTCGCGCTGACTGGCGGAACCGTGACCGGTGCTACCACGATCCAGCCGACGACCGGCCACCCCATCACCGCGTACGGAAGCGTCGACCCGTCCACCTACTTCCGCGTCACGCAGGATGGGCACCCGTACTCCAACTCCAAGCGCGCCACGTTCTACAACGTCGGCGTTGGCGACACCGGCACTGACTTCGGCGGCGGCACGTTCGTCCTCGGCATCAAGAACGCCTCGGTTGCTCCAACTACTACGCCGACGAACGGAGTCCAGCTCTGGTCGTCTGGCGGCAAGCTGAAGCTGAAGGGCACGGACGGCGCTACCGTCGAGCTGAACGACTCGATGCCGAAGACGGGCGGCACCTTCACCGGTGACTTCAGCCTCGAAGGCGCATCCGGCTCGTACCGGCAGTTCAGCCTCGACGTGGGCGGCGTGAAGCGGTGGACCTTCCAGAAGGACGACGTGGTCGAGCCCGCTGACGGGTCCGGCTCGAACCTCCGAATCTCCTCCCGCAACGACGACGGCTCGTTCAAGTCGACCGTCTTCTTCGCGGACCGTGGCACTGGCCAGGTCGCGATCGGGACCACCATCCCGTACTCGAACACGAAGCTCAGTGCGGCTGGTGCCCTCGGTCTGAAGGACATCGCCTCCGACCCGACGACGGCGACGGGTGGCGCAGCCATCTACTCGAAGTCCGGCCTGCTCTACGTCAAGCAGGGCAACGGCACTGCGTTCTCCCTGGAGGACTCCGTCCCCCTGACGCAGCGCGGCGCGGCCAACGGTGTTGCGACGCTTGACTCGGGCACGAAGATCCCGATCGCCCAGCTCCCCGACCAGGCCGTCACGTCCGAGTTCACTCCGGAGATCCTGGGCCTGAAGGCGTGGGTCGGCCCGCCGTCCAGCATGGCCTCGGGCTTCACCTACCCTGGCGTTGGCACGGGCCGCATGTCCGCCGTCTACGTCAACCGATCCATGTCAGTGTCGAAGATCGTCTGGCACTTCTTCGGCTACGCGGGCGGCCTGCTGTCCGGCTCCTGGGCTGGCATCTACAACACCTCGGGCACGCTGATGCGAGCCACGGGCGACATGTCGACGGCCACCTACGAGCCCGGCGAGCAGCATGATGCGGGCGGCGGCTGGTCGGCCTCAAACCTCACATCGGCCATCACGCTGAGCCCCGGCATCTACTACGTCCTGTGGCGGATGAACTACACCGCCTCCCCGGTGGACGGCCCGGCCATGGGGCGCTTGGAGAACTCCGAGACGACCCCGAGCCGGATGGGCATCAGCAACAACATCTGGATGCACGGCATGTACACGACCTCCGCGACCTCCGCTCCGTCGACCATCACGGTCGCCAACTTCCAGCGTGGTGGCACCCGGTTCTGGGCGGCGCTGGCCTGATGGGACTCAACATCTGGCCGCCGCAGATCTCGGCGAACATCGCGCGGGGCATCGTGTACCACCAGGCCATCACGGCGAACACGGCGTACATCGGAGACACCGAGACGATCGTGTACCCGCACACCTTCCAGGCCGCTCAGGGTCGGACGTACAAGTTCACGTACAACCTGCTCGTGGTCGACGCGGACGGCGTGGGTGACACCACTCCTCCGGGCGCGAAGAACGCTGCGCACCTCTACGGGCGCTGGGCATCCGGGGCGACCGTGACCTCTTCAAGCACGGTCGTCGCCCAGAAGTACCACACGATCTTCAGCGACTCCTCCGACAGGGACTCGGGAACCATGCTCGTCGGCTACGTGGTCAACCCTCCTGCTGGGCAGGTGACGGTCGGTCTCGGGCTGAGGGTTCGGATCGCCTCCGGAACGAACGGCATGACCCGCATCCTCCCTGGCGGCGGAAGCTACTTCGCTGTCGAAGATGTGGGCTCGGCGCTCGCGTAACAAGCACAACGACTTCAGGACCCCTGGGCCTACCGGCTCGGGGGTCCTTCTCATGACCACAGGAAGGACCCTCAGTGACACAGAGTTCCTACCCCTTCGACGGACAGACCGTCTCGGAGACGCAGTACAGCCAGTTCTTCCGCGAGTTCCAGGACTCCGGTGTCGCAGGAGACGCCAACAGCCTCAGCCTCCGAGTGGGCTCGGCCGGTACCGGCATGACCGTCACGGTCCAGCCCGGCGTGGCGATCGTTCGCGGCTTCGCCTACTCCTCGACGGCCGTCGAGACCCTGACCATCGCCGCCTCCGAGTCGCAGGCCCGAACTGACCGAGTCGTGCTCCGACTTGACCCGGCTGCGAACACCATCGTGCTGGCCGTAGTGAAGGGCACCGCTGGCGGTGGCCTCCCGGCGCTGACGCAGACCGACACCGGCATCTACGAGCTTCTGCTCGCCGATGTCACGGTCGGCGCGAACGTCACCACGATCACGACGGCCAACGTCAAGCGTCAGCGCAGCTTCCTCGGTAGCCGCGTCGGGCACTGGGAGACGGCACAGCGGCCCGACAGCCCGCGCATGGGCAAGCTCGGCTACAACTTCACGACCAACCGGTGGGAGTTCTGGGACGGCTCGGCGTGGACCGACCTAGCCCCGGTCGTGGACTACAACACGATCGCCAACAAGCCGTCGTCGTTCCCGCCCTCTGGGCACTCGCACGCCTGGGCTGAGATCACCTCGAAGCCCACGACGTTCCCGCCGTCCGAGCACACGCACCCGGCTCCGAGCTGGGGTGAGGTGACCGGCAAGCCCACGACCTTCGCGCCGTCCTCGCACTCGCACGACTGGTCGCAGATCACTGGCGAGCCCGCGTTCGCTCCGTTGAGCCACACGCACTCGTGGTCCTCGATCACCTCGAAGCCCTCGACCTTCGCCCCGAGCACCCACTACCACTCGCAGTACCTGGAGGGCGGCGACACCATCGCCTGGGCCAACGGCTCGAAGCAGCCTCACGCCCGAGGCGTCTCTGGGTCCGGCACCTACTACGCGGTGTGGGTCCGTGGCGACGGCGGCTTCTGCCGCAACACCTCCTCGATCAAGTTCAAGGAGAACGTCCGCGACTACGAGATCGACCCGGACGCGGTGCTCGCCCTCGACCCGAAGATCTACGACCGCAAGGCCGAGATCAACGACGACGGCGAGCTGGAGGAGGGCAACAAGGACGAGGTCGGCCTCATCGCTGAAGAGGTCGCCGAGCACCTGCCCTGGATTGTGAACTACCTCGACGGCGAGATCGACGGTCTCCGCTACGACCTGCTGGGCGTCGCCCTACTTCCGGTCGTCAAGCGACAGGCCAGCCAGATCGCTGACCTCGAAGCCCGGCTCGCTCGCCTGGAGTCCGCTCACCACACGGCGGACAACCGCTGATGACCCTGACCACGCTCGCCGTAGAGCCGTCCTCCCAGACGGCTCTCATCACCACGGGAGGCACCATCGCCGTGGCCCTCATCGGAGCACTCGCAGAACTCCTTCGCCGCCAGCACAACGCGATCGAGGAGGTGCGAGAGAACACCCGCGAGGCGCGTGACCAGGTGGCCAACACCCACAGCACGAACCTTCGCGACGACCTCGATGACCTGCACGGCGATGTGCGCGAGGCGCTGACGGTCCTGAACCGGCACGGCGAACTGCTGATCAGCCTGCACGAAGACCTGCGCCAGGAGAGGCGCGAGCGGTTGGCAGTGTCCGACCGCCTTGACGACCACATCAACGCGGTCTGACGACCGCAAGGAAGGAAGGTGCTCAGTGCCCAACGGGCCTCAGCTCTACCCGAAGGCTGACGCCAGGACGCAGTTCTACGGGGGCAAGTTCAACGGCTCCCTGATGGAAGTGAACGTCGGCGTCATCCACACCACGGAAGGGACCTCCTTCCCGGACTACGGTGGTGGCGGCTCCGCGCCGACCATCACGGCCAAGCCCGACTTCGCTGCGCAGAAGCTCGTCTTCCGCCAGCACTTCAACATCGACACCTCGGCTCGCGCCCTGGTGAACGCCTCGGGCGGCGTCGAGACGAACACGCTCAACGTCTTCCAGATCGAGCTGGTCGGAACCTGCGACCCGGCGACCCACCGCAAGTGGGCGGCCAACGGGTACAAGCACATCTTCTGGCCCGAGGCTCCGGACTGGGCGCTCCGCGACCTCGCCGAGCTGATGAAGTGGCTGAACGTCAACCACGGCATCCCGCTCACCTCGGGCCTGAAGTGGGCCGCGTACCCCGGCTCGTACGCCAACGGCTCCGGTCAGCGCATGAGCTTCGCCGACTGGCGGAACTTCAAGGGATGGTGCGGTCATCAGCACGTCCCGGAGAACAGCCACGGTGACCCCGGCAACTTCCCGATCGACAAGGTGCTGGCCATGGCCAAGGGCACCACGTCGACTCCGAAGCCTCCGACCACGACCCCGGCTCCGTCGACCGGCAGCACGTACACCGTGAAGTCCGGCGACACGCTCTCGGGCATCGGCGCGAAGCTCGGGATCAAGTGGCTCGACATCGCCAAGGCCAACAACCTGAAGGCTCCGTACGTCATCGCGGTCGGCCAGAAGCTGAAGCTGCCCGGCAAGTCCTCGACGCCGAGTGTGAAGCCTTCGCAGATCGTCGCCCTGAACAAGGCGGTGAAGCCGGGTGCCACGCACGCCCAGGTCGCCGAGCTTCAGCAGCTCCTCATCAAGGCGGGCTACGGCCCGATCCCCGGAGCGGTGACTCGGTACTACGGCAAGAACACCGGAGCCGCTGTGGCCCGGTTCTACCGCAAGAACCCCAAGCTCGCGAACTCCAGCTACGACACGGCCATCGGGCCGAAGGGGTTCATCGAGCTTCAGAAGGAAGCAGGAAGGAAGTGATCGTGGGCCGTCACACCGCCCCTAAGTCCCCCGGCAGGAGCCTGATCCTGCCGCTCATCCCCGCGCGGTTCCGCTCCCAGGCGACCTCGGTCATGGCGCTCATCGGTGCCGTGGCGAGCATCGCCGCGATCTACTTCGCCGACGACCCGCGCGTGGTCGCTGGGATCAACCTGCTCACCGTGCTCGGTGTGTACGCCCAGCGCGACGAGATCTCGCAGCACGCCCCCGCTGTCGAGGAAGACACTGAGCCCTCTCAGGGCCAGTAACACAGAAGGCCCCCGCCAGCTCCGTGCCGGTGGGGGCCTTCTTCCTGTCTCCGCTCACTGCTTCATCGCCTCGATGTCCTCCAGCGACACGATCTTCGGGCGAGCCCGAGGTGCTGTGCGCTTCTTCGTGGTGGTCACCGTGCGCTGACGCGGAGCTGCCTCGATGTGCTTCACACCCATGAGGCCGATGATCGGAGCTGCGTGCTCATCGCACAGGTCCAGCTCGACCGACCGGTCATCCACGCCGAGTGTGTAGTGCTTGGTCGGGACTCCGACCGCCTGGTCCAGGTCGCACACCGTGATCTCGATCTTCAAGGAAGGCTCCTCTCGTTGACTGTGTGTAACTGCGTGTGTCATGCTTGCACACACACAGTGACGGCGCAAGTGAGAGGAGCACACAGATGCCAGCTCGCAAGATCCAGGACGAAGGTGAAGTCCTGCGCTGGTTCGAGGAAGGCCGCACGTACGACTGGATGGTTGAGGAGTACAAGCGGAAGTACAACATCGAGACCGTCCCGTCTCTGTGGGGGAACTTCCGGCGTCGGCGTGGGTTACCGCGCCGCATCGTCCGCGACGACGATCTCATTCCTTGGCTGATCAAGGAGGAGCACCGCTGGCTCTACCCGCTGGCGATGCTGCGCGTGGAGGCGCGCTTGCGCGCGGGGGCGAAGGTCTCCGAGCTGGAGCTGTCCCGCGTGACGAACTGGAAGCAGATGCTCGAAGAGGAAGGTGCCGTTGTGCACTACGACCCGGACACCGAGGACGGGTTCTTCTACGTCCCTCGCCAGCCGGGCGACGAGGACATCATTCACAAGCCCCAGCAGAAGACGACGCCACGGCGTCGGGTTGACTGATCAACTACTGGTAGATTTTGGTGGCCAAGTCAGGGAGGACGGCGGCGCTGCGAAGGTTGCACACTTGCCGAACGGTGTGCTACAACTTCTCTTGTCAGCAGCGCACGTCGCACACAACAGGAGAGGGACAGGGCAAGTGCACGACAGACGCGAGGGCCGGGCGATCGACTACTCCGTTGACGGTGGGAACATCGTCGTTCATCTCGACTACGAGATGTTCGACTTCCACATCACTGCGACGGAGGATCACTCGGCCGAGATGATGGCCATGGTTCTGGACCAGCAGAGGAGGCGGGGACTCGTTCCGATGAGCGAGTGCTTCCCCAAGATCCTTGACGACGGCCGAGTTCGTGGTTACCTCACGACCGCGTGCGCGACTCTTGACCCTGTCCCCCAGGAACGCTTGGAGGTGGTCGCTTGACCCTGAACTTCATGGACATCGCGAGCAAGCCCGTACACCCGAACGAGTCTGTGCCCCGAGACGGGCACGGCAAGCCGCTTGTCATCCCGGAGGAGGGTGGCAAGCCGAAGGCCCTGGTCCGCACGACGACGTTCATCGACTGCATCGAGGACAAGTCGAGCCTGGTGGACTGGGGCAAGAGGATGGTGCTGGTGGGGGCGCAGAAGCGCCCCTCACTCCTCGACGCCGTCGCCGAGCTTGACCCGAACGACAGCGCGGACAAGAAGAAGCTGAACGCTCTCGCTGAGCGGGCGCTGGACATCTCCGGTGCCAACGACAAGCGGGAGAAGGGCACGCACCTTCACGACCTGTCGGAGTACGTGGACCGTGGGGAGCAGATCCCGAGCCACGCTACCCAGCAGGATCTCGAAGACATGATGGCGTACATGATGGCCACCGCGCCGCTCACCGTGCACTCGGTCGAGCAGTTCGTCGTGTGCTCTCAGCTCGGCGTCGGCGGAACCTTCGACCGCACCTACGGCTACGAGGGCCTGGACCCTGACGGCAAGCTCGTCTCGGGTCGCTTCATCGGCGACCTGAAGACCGGCTCCGTCGAGTACGGCGGCCTGAAGATGGCCATGCAGCTCGCGATCTACTCGCGGGCGAAGAAGTACGACCACACTCTGTTCCCTGCTCCGAACCGCGAAGCGGACGAGAAGGCGTTCCAGAAGTGGAAGAAGACCGAGGTCTCCGCCGAGGAGATCGCTCAGGCGTACACCGTGCCCGAGCCGGTCAACCAGGACTGGGGCATCATCGTCCACTTGCCTTCCGGCGAGGGGGTGTGTAACCTGTACTGGGTCGACCTGAACGTCGGATGGAAGGCAGCGCAGCTCGCGCTCACCATCCGCGAGATGAGGTCGCTGTCGCGCAAGGCGATGCGTCCGTTCGTAGTGACGGACACCACACCCCCTGGGGTGGACTTCGGCTGACAAGGTGTGTTACCTTGGCTAAGCCGAACGGGACGAGAGTCCCGAACAGCGAAGGGTTGACACCGCAGCGAAGGTACGCTACGGTAGACACCGACACCGAACGAGAGGAGAACGAACACAGTGAGTGAACTCAGCGTGACGATCAAGTACGACAAGGGCCACGACGCGACGTGGGCGGTGTTCCGAGGAACGCCCGACGAGATCAGGTCCGACATCGCAACGTACTTCGGCTTCGAGCGTGAAGCCATCGCCGAGCTGACGCTCTCCGAGCTGGTCGTCCACGCGACCGACCTGGCGCACGGCAAGGGCAACGCGGCTCGCTTCCTCGGCGGGGTTGTGCTACCTTCGCAGAGCGCGGTCGCCGAGACCAAGGCCGCACAGACCATGGCGGCCAGCAACGAGGACCCCTGGGCTGCGGCTGGTAGCCCGCAGGCCGCAAGCGCGTGGTCCAACCCCACTGCGCAGGAGGCCCCGAGCGAGCCCAAGGCGGACGACCCGAACGCCTGGATCTTGGGCGAGATCGAGAAGCAGACCACGGTCGACGGACTGAAGCGACTGTGGGCCTCGAACCAGAGCTTCTTCGCTGACGCTGGCGTGATGGCCGCGTGGAAGGCGAAGGGGAAGGCGCTGTCCGCGAAGTGAAGGACCGACTGGTCGCACTCGCTGGCATCTCCCTCATCGTGACCCTCATCGCAGGGTCGATCTGGGTCTGGACTTCCGCCCCGTGCGGACTCTGGACCTTCAGCAAGGCTGGCGACATGCCAGCTCGCTGCCTCAACAAGTAACCCAACACCGAGCACAGACTCACCAACACCTGGAGGTAACACCCGTGGCTCTCAACTTCATCGACATCCCGCAGCAGGGCGGCGGCTGGTTCAAGCCGAAGGACAACGTCAACGCCGTGGCCATCCTTCTGGAGGTCCACTCCTTCGACCGGCAGCGCCCGACCCCGAACGGCCCGAAGGACTCTGTCCTCGCGGACGTGACCATCTTCTCCACGCAGGCGGACCTGGAGGCGGGCACCCCGTCGTCCATCGCCAAGGGCCAGAGGATCGAGCAGACCGTGCTCGCCCGCGACCTGGAGGCCATCGTCGGCGGCGCGACCATCGTGACCCTCGACCAGATCCCGGCCAAGAAGCCGGGTGCCTACCCCGCGTGGGTCTGGCGTCAGGCGGACGGTGCCTCGAAGCAGAAGGTCGTGGCGTACGCGACCAAGCGCGAGGCCGAGGTTAACGCGGCGATGGACGCTGTGCCCGACTTCGACTGATCAACATGTGCAACCTTCGCAGGGGGCAGTCCTTCGGGACTGTCCCCTCGGGGCAGTAGAAGAGGAGGTGGTCGTGAGACCGACAAGAGACGAGTGGGCGCTCGGCATCGCCGACGCCGTCGCAACCATCGCAGACTGTTCGCGCGCCCAGGTGGGCGCGATCATCGTGGCCAAGCGAGGCCACTCCGTCCTGGGGCTCGGGTACAACGGGCTCCCGTCCGGCATCCCTGGCTGCGCCACTGCGGGCAACTGCCCCCGAGGCCAGCTCACCCCCGAGGAGTGCGCTCGGGACAGCGACTACTCCAACTGCTCGGCGACGCACGCTGAGCGCAACGCGATCGAGGACGCCCTGAACAAGGGCGTGCACCCCGACGCACTGAAGGAGTCGACGCTCTACGTCACGCGCAAGCCGTGTCCTGCTTGCACCACCCTGATCAACTCCTGCGGCATCGGTCGTGTCGTAGTTCGAGGAGAGGAGAACACCGAGTGCTCACCCCTGGAAGGTCTCTGGCGCTCCATGCAGAGTCGGGTCGTGAACTCCCTCGCGTAGAGGCGTTGGAGGCCCTGTACCAGAAGGGCATCCGCCCTCGCCACGGCGAGGTCATCATGATCGCCGGTCGGTCCGGCACGCAGAAGTCGGGCTTCGCCCTGTTCTGGGTTGCGTCGATGAACCTGCCGACGCTGTACTTCTCCGCCGACATGAGCGCCTTCACGGCGTCCTCGCGCCTCGCCTCGATGGCGACTGGCGACACGACCGAGATGGTCGAGGCGGGCATGGCCGCTGGTGGCAAGCACCGGCAGGCGTACCTCGATGCGCTGTCCGGCTCCCGCATCCAGTTCTCCTTCGGCTCCCCCATCACGTGGCGTGCCGTCGATGAGGAGCTGGAGGCGTACGTCGAGCTGTGGGACGCCTTCCCCGAGGTGATCGTGTTCGACAACCTGATGGACTTCGAGGGCGCGGAGTCGGACTACACCGAGCAGATGTCGGTCATGTCCAACGCGACCGAGCTGGCTCGCGCTACCGGCGCGACCGTGATCCTGCTGCACCACGCCTCCGACAAGAGCTGGGAGGCGAAGTCCGACCCGTGGGCTCCGCCGTCCCGAGACCAGGTCAAGGGCGGCTTGTCCGAGAAGCCTGAGCTGTCGCTCACGGTCGCTCTCGACCCGCACAGCCTGGAGTACAAGGTCGCCTGCGTGAAGCAGCGCATGGGTCCGTGTGACCCCACGGCGCGGTCGTACGCCAGCCTCCGGTGCAAGCCGGACGTGACCCGCTTCGAGAAGCTGGACGCCGCGCTGCGTACGCCGCCGAAGGCCGCGACCAGCGAGGACTGGTCCCCCGACAAGGTGTTGCTGAACACCTGATCCGTGTGTTACCTTTGCAGAGCAGTCGGGGCCGCAAGGCCCCGCCTCTCAGATGGGAGTGTGCAACCTTGGCAAGCCCCGCGTACAACAAGCGGAAGGGTGCCGACTGGGAGATCTCGCTTCGGAACGAGTTCCGCGAGCTGGGCTTCGACATCGAGCGACTGCACCTGAACGGTGCGGACGACGAGGGTGACCTGGTCATCCGTCGAGACGGTGGCTTCACCGTGATCGAAGCGAAGAACGCGAAGCTCGAACCGTCGACCTTCATCAAGCAGATGGAGGACGAGACCGAGAACTTCCGCAGGAACAGGGGGCTCGACCCCGAGAAGGTGGAAGGAGTGGTCATCGTGAAGCGACGTGGACAGAGCTGGCGGAAGGCGCTGGTGCTCACCACGGTCGAGCGGTACTTCGATCTGGAGGACCAGTCGTGATCGGCTTCATGAGCTGGGAGCCCGGCATCTTCGAGGAGATCCAGCAGGAGCTGTGGGCGTACCTCGACTTCATCGAGGACCCCGAGTCGGACATCGACCTGATCCTGGATGTCGAGCGTGCCTACGACGTGGTGATCGTGTGAGGTTCGCCGACATGAACGAGCGGCGGCACAAGCAGAACTTCGAGAGTGACGACACGAAGCCGACCCTGGAGTCCACTCTCCTCCACTACGGGGTCGACCTTCACTCGGAGCGCAGGACGGGGATGACCCACTGCCCGCTCCACGAGGACAACACACCGTCGCTGTCCTACAACCTCGACAAGGAACTGTGGCGTTGCCACTCCTGCGGGCAGGGCGGCGACAGTTACACGATGATCATGAAGAAGGAGGGGACAGACTTCCGTGGAGCACGAACCGTTGGTGCCGCTCTCGACCAGTCAGAAGGAAGCACTGGAGGAGGCGACGAAGGCGTACGAGGGAGCAGTTACGGCGGACGCCGCTCGGTACCTGCTCGCAAGGGGGCTCGATCGGACGGCGGCGGTTACCAACCGCGTTGGCGTCGTGGTTGATCCCTTCCCTGGACACGAGAGGTTCCGTGGGTTCCTCTCGATCCCGTACCTGAGCAAGGACGGGTACCCCCTGTCGATGCGGTTCCGCTGCATCCAGGAGCACAACCACCGCGACTTCGGTCACGGCAAGTACATGGGGATGAAGGACGAACCCCCGCGCATGTTCAACGTCGGCGCGATCCACCAGGCGGGTGACGAGATCGCCGTCGCCGAGGGTGAGTTCGACGCCATGGTGCTGAACATGATCGGGATGCCCGCAGTGGCCATCCCCGGAGCGACCGGCTGGCGGAACCACTACCGCCGGATGCTCGCTGGCTTCAACCGCGTGTGGGTCTTTGGTGACCCGGACGACGCTGGGGCCGAGTTCACTGCGAAGGTCTGCCGCTCGCTGCGCTCCGCCAAGGGCGTGCGCCTGCGGGCTGGCGATGTGACCGACACGTACCTGAAGGGTGGGGCCGACGCGATCTGGTCCCTGATGAAGAAGGAGGGCTCCGAGTGAGCGAGCTGAACGAGACGACCGAGACCAAGACCACCACCCGCAAGCGTGCCCCGCGCAAGGCCCCGGCCCCCAAGCCCGAGCCGACCGGCTACCAGTCCGAGCTGCTGGCCCTGATCGACCAGGTGAACGAGCAGGCGCTCCGCGACATCGCCGACCAGAACCGTGCCCACTACGCCATCCGCGCGGACATCTGGGCCGACCACGGCGCGAAGGTGGGCGGCAGTCTGTCGGCCTCGCTCATGACCCACGTGTCGCGGGCGCTGGCGCAGCACGAGCAGGACAAGCTCCGGGCGTCCCTGCTCAACGTCGCCGCCGTCGCGCTGGCCAAGGTGGAGGAGATCGACTCTAAGTGAACGAGGAGACCGCCAACGACCCGTTCGGCGAGGTCAAGCGTGTGGCCTCCCTGCTGGGTGACCTGCGCAAGGAGCTGATCAAGGAGGGGTTCTCTGAGGACCACGCCTTCCAGCTCTGTGAGACCGCGCTCATCCACGAGGTGGCCGGGCTGTGACCCCGCCTCTCCCTGGCCGTCCCGGCGTGAAGCTGGCGACCATCTGGGAGGCGATGACCCCGGTCGAGCGCCAGTTGTTCAAGCCGGTGCTCCTGGGGTCCGCCTCCGCTGAGTGGCTGGCAGACCTGCTCCGCTCCGAGGGACACGAAGTGTCCGCATCCACGATCCGTACGTACCGACGCGCTCTGCGCAGAGAGGGGGTAGCCAGTGTCTGAGCTTGCCGACAAGCTGCTCGCCAAGCCCACGGCCCCGGCCGTGAAGAAGGTCAACCCCGAGAAGGACTTCACCCGACAGATCGAGATCAAGGGTGACGACGCGGACGTGACCGTGCGCTCCGAGTCCTTCGAGTCCAACGAGTCCGAGGCGATCCGAGTCCTGGAGGGACAGGGTCTCGACCCGGCCGACTGGACCGTCACCGGCTTCCGCTCCTCCGAGTGGACCATGGCGAACGGAGACACCGGGGTCAGCACCCGCTTCCAGTTCAAGCGCGAGTGTGCTACCTTCGCTGAGCGTCCTCCGCTCGATGAGCTGCTGAGTGCGATCGAGGCGTACGCCCCGCCCCAGCCCGAGACGCTGATCGTCAACAAGGGCGGCGAGCACACGCTGATCATCGCCATCGGCGACATGCAGTTCGGCAAGATCGACGGAGACGGCGTCGAGGGAACGCTGCGCCGGACGGTCGAGTGCCTGAACCGGGCGGCTGACCTGCTCGGCGTGTACCGACTTCGGTACAACATCACGCACGTCCACATCGCCTGGCTCGGTGACCACATCGAGGGCTTCGTCTCGCAGGGCGGGGCCAACACCTGGCGCACGCAGCTCACGCTGAACGAGCAGATCCGCCTGACCCGGCGAGTGATGCTCCACGCGATGCTCCTGTTCGCGCCGCTGGTCGAGCGCCTGACGATGGCCGCTGTGCCGGGCAACCACGGCGAAGCCGTGCGGATCAACGGCAAGGGCGTGACGCGGTACGACGACTCGCACGACACCGAGTCCCTGATCGCGGTGAAGGACGCGGCCGACCTCAACCCCGAGCGGTTCGGTCACGTCGAGTTCTACGTGCCGGACACGGACGAGCTGACCGTGGTGGTCGAGTGCTCGGGCACCGTCGTGGCTCACGCTCACGGTCACCAGTGGAGGCCGGGCAAGCACTTCGAGTGGTGGAAGGGCCAGGCGTTCAACCGCGAGTCCGCCATGCACGACGCGGACCTGTTGCTCGCCGGTCACCTGCACCACGAGCACGTCGACACGGACGGCTGGCGGTCCTTCCTCCAGCCCCCGGCGATGGAGTCCGAGTCCACCTGGTGGCGGCACGCCAAGGGCACGACGGGTGCTCCGGGCCTGGTCGTCGCCGTGACGAAGGACGGGCTGACTGACCTGAAGGAGGTCGTCCGCTGAACAACCAACGAGAGGAGCACTACCCAGTGAAGTTCATCGACATCGAGGACCACGACTACGAGCACGCCGAGGAGGCGCGCGTCGACTGGAGCGTGGTGTCCATCCCCGAGGTGGAGGACGCAGCCAAGAGCGCGGCCTACTACTTCGCTCGGGACTACGACTTCCAGTTCGAGTCCGAGGACATGCTCCAGGAGCTGCTGATCGAGCTGGCTCAGCGACCGGCCATGGTGCGCGAGGCGCTGGAGATGGAGAACTCCAGGACTGTCCTGATCACGCGCTTCTACCGGCTGCTGCGCAGCAAGTTCAAGCACTCGGCCACGAACCTCCAGAGGCACCGCAGCTTCGAGGCAGAGCAGGCGAAGTTCAACCCGGAGGTGTCGTAGTGAGCTACAACCGAGCGCTGGTCGAGAAGCTGCTTCCCTGCGTGTGGGACGGGGAAGCGGCGTACGGCCTGAAGAACGAACAGTCGCCCGACGCTGACATGCCGAAGGCGGCCAGCAACCCGAAGACGGCGAACACCCTGTACGCCCACCTTGCCGACATCCACACGGCCTGGAAGTGGGCGACCAACGAGGGCGTGACCCTGGACGAGGCGCGAGCAGTGCTCATGCGCTACGGCCTGGACTACACCTTCGAGGAGATCGCCGGTCACTTCGGCGTGAACAAGAGCACGATTCAGCGTCGAGCTGAGCGCGGCGTCGGCAAGATGACCGCCCACCTGAACGGCGTCCCGTACGTGGACGGCTACGACAACGACAACACCGAGGAGATCGCAGCGTGACAAGTCCCATCCCCGAGGGCCAGACCCACTACATGGACGACGTGAACCGGATGTACTACTGGTTCAACGACGAGGACCAGCAGGTGTACTCGCGCCCGTACAACGAGGCTGAAGTCAAGGACATCCCGGTCCGGCAGATGCTCGGAGCACTCCGGGGCGAGGCGGTCGAGGCGATCACGCTGAACGACCAGTGGATCGCGGACAACGAAGCCTTCCTCCTGGTCGATGCTCCGACGCCGGAACAGCTCCTCGCCCAGGTCCGGGCGCTGACTGTGCAGGCGAGCTACCAGTCGGGCACGGCGAAGCGTGTGATCCGTGTGCTGGCTCAGATCACGGGTGTGACTGTGTAGCAGACATGGTAGTGTGAGAGTGTCGCAGGGCGGCTCCTTCGGGAGACCGCCCTTGTGGCAGTGAGAGAGACATCAACTTCAAGGAGGAACAACTCAGTGACGAACACCAACCAGGTTCCCTTCGGTCCCACCGGCCAGCTCGTGTACGAGCGCACCTACTCCCGCACCCTGGCTGACGGCTCGAAGGAGACCTGGCCGGACACCGTCCGTCGAGTCGCCAAGGGCAACCTCGCCCTGGTCCACGGCACCGACATGAACGCCTGGCCCGCTGAGGCCAAGGCCGAGTACGACGAGCTGGTCTCGTTCATGGACGTGTTCGCGATCATCCCGGCTGGCCGTCACCTCTGGGCCACGGGCGTGAAGGGTCGGCAGTACCTGTTCAACTGCCACGTCGCCCCGTGGGGCGAGAAGCTGTCGAGGCACTTCGAGTTCACCTTCATGCGCCTGATGGAGGGCGGCGGTGTCGGCGGCAACTACAGCTCCTCCTACCTGGAGGGCTACGGCGCACCGCGTCGGGAGCTGGACGTGCACATCGTGTGCGACGCGACGCACCCGGACTACGAGGAGATGAAGTCCTCGGGCCTGCTGTCCACCGAGTACGACTCGGACTGGGACGGGGCCTTCGAGGTGGACGACTCCCGTGAGGGCTGGGCCGACGCGATGGTCGACCTGATCGACACGTTCATGACGGACAGCGAGGTCACCCACCGGAACCGCGTGTACGACGTGAGCCGCGTCCGCGCCAAGGGCGCTCGACTGAAGACGTTCGGCGGCACGGCCAGTGGCCCGGCCCCCTTCGGCCGGATGATGCAGGAGATCGGCCGCATCCTGAGCAAGGCGGCGCGCGAGGTCGGCGAGTGGGCGGTGCATCCGCACGTCACCCCGACCGAGGCCATGGAGATCGACCACGCCATCGCGGAGTGTGTCGTCTCCGGTGGTGTCCGGCGCTCGGCGCGCATGGCCATCGTGAAGTGGGACGACCCCTTCATCGAGGACTTCCTCGCGTGCAAGCACGACATGTCGAAGCACTGGACGACGAACATCTCGGTCGAGATCGACAACCGGTTCATCCAGGCCCTCAACGAGGTGACGGACGGGCGGCACGCTGAGGCTGTCGCGGTCCACCGCCGAGTGGTCGAGGGGATGCTGATCAACGGTGAGCCCGGCTACTGGAACTCCTCGTACTCCAACGAGGGTGAGGTCGGCACGGTCATCGCGACCAACCCCTGTGGCGAGATCGCGTTGGAGCCGACCGAGAACTGCAACCTCGGTCACGTGAACCTGGACTACTTCGCTCCGGAGGTTCGAGGCGGACGCTTCAAGCTGAAGGAGATGCACCGGGCGCACCAGCTCATGACTCGCTTCCTGATCCGAGCCACCTTCGGCGACGTGACGGACGGGGAGCAGGCGGCCAAGCTCGCGGCCAACCGGCGCATCGGCGTGGGTCACCTCGGGGTCCAGGGCTTCCTGGCCAAGATGGGCATCCGCTACTCGGCGGCCCCGTACAACGAGAACTTCCGGGCTCGGCTCCGGGACATGTACGACACGGTCCGCGAGGAGGCTCGGGAGTACGCCTTCCAGCTCCGCATCCCGGAGCCGGTGAAGGTGACGACCGTCGCCCCGACTGGCTCGATCGCGAAGCTCCCCGGCGTGAGCGAGGGCATCCACCCGATCTACGCCCGGACGTTCCTCCGTCGAGTCCGCTTCTCCATGCCGGACCCGGCGCAGGCGAAGACGGTGCAGGACGCGATGAACGCCGGTCACCTGGTCGAGCAGTGCATCTACGACCAGTCGGGCAACACGATGGTCGTGGCCTACCCGACGAAGGAGAAGCTGGTCGCCGAGGTCGAGGCGATGGGCATCGCGGCTCACGTCGTGGAGTCCGCCGACGAGATCTCGCTCCACTCGATGCTCGCCTTCCAGGCGATGTACCAGGAGGAGTACGCCGACAACGCGGTGTCCTTCACGGTGAACTTCCCCGAGGGGCAGTACGACGTGGACGAGGCCGCCGAGATCATCCGTGGCTGGCTGCCCGAGCTGAAGGGTACGACCCTGATGCCGGACGGCACGCGAGCCCAGGCTCCGTACGAGCGGCTGACCGCTGAGCAGTTCGCTCAGTACGAAGTCGTGTCGGTCGAGGACTCGACGGACGAGAACTGCGCGAACGGCGCGTGCCCCGTGCGGTGATGTGACACAAGGCCCCTGCCTCTTCGGAGGTGGGGGCCTTCTTGTCGTTGTGGCACCATGCTGGACATGAAGCGAACGATCATCACACTGGTGGACGACCTCGACGGCAGGAACGAGGCGCGCACTGTGACCTTCGGGCTCGACGGTGCGACGTACGAGATCGACCTCTGCGAGAAGAACGAGGCACGACTGCGCAAGGCCCTCGACAAGTACGTGCTGGCTGGCCGGAAGGTGAAGGGGAAGAAGCGGGCTACGTCCACTCGATCTGGCACGTGACGACAGCCTCTGTGCGTGCCGCTGGCAGCTCGCGAACAGGCCCCTGGGCAGTTGGTCCGGGGGCCTTGCGCTTGCCCGTGAGGGAGGCGAGCAGGGCTTCCCTCTCCTCCTCGGGGAGAGACATGAGCATGTCGGCAAGCCGCTCGATCATGCGCGTTCCAGCAGGTCAGACGGCTTCTTGACCGTGAGCGGGAGCATCTTCCCGCCAGGCGGAGCCAGTTGTGGGCTTGTTCCCATCTGCGGGCAGATGGAACCACGCCTACATCCAGTAGTACGCTGCTCACCATGGGTGCACGCGACTACGACATCGAAGCTGAATGGACACCGGCCGACCTCGCTCTGCTGCGCGAGCTGGAGGAAGCCGAGTCCCGACTACCGAGCGACGCGCCTCGTGCGCTGCTCTCCGTGCGCCTGTCCGTCTTCACTGACGACACCACGTCGCCGGTCCGGCAGGAGCTTGACCTACGCCAGCTCGCCCGAGAGAAGGGCCTGCGCGTCGTCGGCCTGGCCAGTGACCTGAACGTGTCGGCTACCAAGGTACCGCCGTGGAAGCGCAAGTCCCTCGGCGACTGGTTGAACAACCGAGCGCCCGAGTTCGACGCGCTCCTGTTCTGGAAGATCGACCGGTTCATCCGCAACCTCAACGACCTGAACGTGATGATCCGTTGGTCGGAGACCTACTCGAAGAACCTGATCTCGAAGAACGACCCGATCGACCTGACGACGACCATGGGCAAGATGATGGTGTCGCTCCTCGGTGGCGTGGCCGAGATCGAGGCGGCGAACACGAAGACCCGAGTCGAGTCCCTGTGGGACTACACCAAGACCCAGGGTGAGTGGCATGTCGGCAAGCCGCCCTTCGGCTACAAGACGGCGCGAGACGAGGCGGGCAAGGTGGTCCTGGTCGAGGACCCCGTCGCAGTCGAGACGCTGCACACGGCGCGCGAGCTGGTGATGACCGGCATGTCTACGACGGCCGCCGCCAAGGTGCTGAAGGAGCGCGGGCTGATCTCGTCCACGACTGCCACGCTGACCCGTCGCCTTCGTAACCCTGGTGTGCTCGGGCTCCGCGTCGAGGAGGACAAGGACGGCGGCATCCGGCGCTCGAAGCTGATCCTCGGGCGCGACGGCAAGCCGATCCGCATCGCCGATCCGATCTTCACTGAGGAGCAGTTCGATGAGTTGCAAGCCGTGCTCGACAAGCGAGGGAAGCGCCAGCCCCATCGCCAGCCGGGCGGAGCGACGAGCTTCCTCGGGGTGCTGAAGTGCGCGGAGTGCGGGACCAACATGATCAACCACTTCACGCGCAACCGGCACGGTGACTACGCCTACCTTCGGTGCCAGGGCTGCAAGTCCGGAGGGTACGGAGCACCCAACCCGCAGGAGGTGTACGACCGGCTGGTCGAGCAGGTGCTCGCCGTGCTCGGAGACTTCCCTGTCGAGATGCGGGAGTACGCCCGAGGCGAGGAGAAGCGCAAGGAGCTGAAGCGCCTGGAGGAGTCGATCGCGTACTACATGAAGGAGCTGGAGCCGGGCGGCCGGTTCGACAAGACGCGGTTCACTCGGGACCAGGCCGAGGGCACGCTCGACAAGCTGATCGCGGAGCTGGAGGCGATCGACCCTGAGTCGGCGAAGGACCGATGGGTCTACGTCGCCGGGGGCAAGACGTTCCGTGAGCACTGGGAGGAGGGCGGCATCGACGCCATGTCGGCCGACCTGAACCGGGCGGGCATCCAGTGCCAGGTGACCCGGACCAAGATCCCGAAGGTGCGTGCACCGCAGGTGCACCTGAAGCTGATGATCCCGAAGGACGTTCGGACCCGCCTGGTCATTCGGCCAGACGACTTCGGACAGACCTTCTGAGAACGCAAAAAGCCCCCAGTCGATGAGTGACTGGGGGCTCTGCGTTACAGCTTGCTCGGTTCGTACGGGTACTCGTCGTCACCGTCGATGATGACGACCTCGATCTCGATCACGGGGCGACGCGACCGTGCCGCTGGAAGGCTGCCCAGGTCTCGGGCATGTCGTGCTGGAAGAAGTCCTCCATCAGCTCGGCGGCCATCTCGATCTCCCGCTGGGGGAACGAGGGGAAGGTCGACTCCTCGTCGGTCGTGCGGAGCGAGAGGAAGTGCATCAGGCTGCGCGGGTTGCAGGTCGCGTAGAACGAGGTGTAGATGCCCACCGGCAGGATGCTGCGGGCCACCTCCTTGGCGATGCCGTGCAGGAGCAGGGCCTCGTACTCGTCGTAGACGGTGGCGTACGTGTGCTCGAAGACGTAGGGCACGAGGCCCTTCTGGAAGTTGGTGCCCGGCTCGAAGGTGTAGGCACCGGGCTTGCCGACCTGCACCAGGTCCCGGTCAGGCGACGGCACGTAGAACGTGGGGTCGAGCTGCTTGTACCGGCCGCTCTCCTCGTTGTAGCTCCAGCCCGCGCGGTGACGGAACCACTCGCGAGCCACGAACACCGGGGCCTCCACGCGGAAGGTCATCGACCCGTGCTCGAAGGGCGAGCCGTGCCTGTCCCGCATGAGGAAGTTGATCAGGCCGTCGATCCGGTCGGCCTTGTCGGTCGGGATGTCCTTGCCGTAGGTCGAGACCCAGGCGGCCTGCGCCACGTCGGCGTCGGACACGTTGGACTTGATCAGCTCGACCTTGATGTCGGAGCGGAAGGTGATGTCGGTGGTCACTGGTTGGTGGTCTCCTCTTCGGTGGTGCGGAGCTGGCGCTCATGGATGATCTCGGTGCCCTCCCAGGCCAGGACTTCCAGCAGGGCGAGCATCCGCCAGGCGTACTGGCTCTTGCCGAGGCCGGTGCGGTAGATGACCGAGGGCTTGCGGCCCCTCATCAGGTGGATGAGGCGGAAGGGGATGATGTTCTCGGGCTTGACCAGCCCCTCGAACAGTCGGGTCTGGTGGTAGCCGTAGACGATGGCGACGGGCTCAGTGTTCTGCGACACTCTCACAGCTCCTCATCGGTGAAGGGGTCGTACAGGAAGGGCTCGGCGTCGGTGACGCCCTGGGCGGCAAGCTCGGCGAGACGTTCGTCCCGGACCGTGCGGTCGTAGCTGACCGCGCTGGTCATGCGCTTGCCGCTCTCAGGGTCAGTCCACCGCACCCGCCAGAACTCGATGCTCGTGCGGATGGGGTGCTCCTCTCAGGCTGCGGACTGCTTGAACTGCTGAAGCTCGGCGTCGAGAGCCGGGCTCCGGGTGACCTGGTACTTGCCGACCCGCATGTGCTGGGTCACTCCAGGTCCGACGAGACGGAGGAACACCTCGGTCTCGCCAGGGTGCCGGTCGAGGATCTTCGCCAGGACCGGCGCGGTCTTGTCGTTGAGGCCGGTGATCGGCAGCTCGATGACGACAGGTCCATCTTGCACACTCACAAGGTTCTGCGCAACTTCCACACCCATGCCGATGAGCTGAGGCGAGCCGTCACGGTACTCCAGACGCGCCTTCACGAAGACGATGGCGTCCTGGGCCAGCACGTCCTTCACGTCCCCGTAGGAGCCCGCGAAGAAGGCGCACTCGACCGATCCGGTCTGGTCCTCCAGCTCGGCGACGGCCCACTTCTGGCCGCGCTTGTTGGTCTTGATCTCAACGGCCGAGACCAGGCACCCGATGCGTACGACCATGCCCTCCTGGGCGTGATCGTCCAGCACATCGGCGACCGAGTGTGTAGCTTGCGCACGGAGCGATGCCTCCAGCCCGGCGAGCGGGTGGTCGGAGACGTACAGGCCCAGCATCTCCCGCTCGATGGAGAGGCGCGGACCCTTGGCCCAGTCCTCCCCTACCGCGAGCTTGATCGGCTCGCTGTCGGCAGGAACGAACAGGCCCGGCATCCCGAGGCGGTCGGCGTTGTCGGCCAGGGCCTCGTGCTGCTCGGCCAGACCCTTGCGGGTGGCCCCGGTCGAGTCGAAGGCACCGGCCTTGATCAAGGACTCGATGGCTCGCTTGCTCACGGTCGCCTGAGTCGCTGCCTTCAGGAAGTCCGGCAGGGAGGTGAACTTCCCCCAGGCTTCCCGGAGTTCGGCGATCTCCCCGACCATGCCCTCGCCCACGTTCTTCACGGCGGTCAGCCCGAAGCGGATCTCGTGCTCCCCGTTGGGGGTGAACGAGCTGTTCGAGACCGACACGTCGGGCGGCAGGACCCGCAGGCCCATGCGCCGAGACTCACCGAGGTACGTGGCCATCTTGTTCTTGTCGTCGCCCACCGAGGTGAGCGCAGCCGCCATGTACTCGGCCGGGTAGTGCGTCTTCAGCCACGCCGTGCGGTACGCGATGAGTCCGTACGCCGCCGAGTGCGCCTTGTTGAAGGCGTAGCCAGCGAACGGGACCAGCACGTCCCACACCGCCTGGATGGCACCGTCCGAGTAGCCTCGCTCGCGCGCTCCCTTCTGGAAGTTCACGAACTCCTTGGCCAGAACCTCGGGCTTCTTCTTGCCCATCGCCCGGCGAAGCAGGTCGGCCTGACCCAGGGTGTACCCGGCCATGACCTGTGCAACCTTCTGCACCTGCTCCTGGTAGATGATGAGCTGGAAGGTCGGGTCCAGGATCTCCGACAGGGACTCGGCCACCTCGGGGTGGATCGGCGTGATCGCCTGCTGCCCGTTCTTCCGGAGGGCGTAGTTCGTGTGAGACCCCACGCCCATCGGACCCGGACGGTACAGCGCGACGACGGCCGAGATGTCCTCGAAGTTGTCCGGCTTCAGCAGGCGGAGCAGTGAGCGCATCGCGCCGCCGTCGAGCTGGAACACCGAGAGCGTGTCGCCCCTGGCCAGCAGCTCGTACGTCGGGGCGTCGTCCAGAGGGATGTTCTCCAGGTCGACGTGCTCCCCACGGTTGAGGCGGATGTTCTCGACCGCGTCGCCCATGATCGTGAGGTTCCGGAGCCCGAGGAAGTCCATCTTCAGCAGGCCCAGAGCCTCGCAGCTCGGGTAGTCGAACTGCGTGATCGTCGCGCCGTCCTGCGGCCGGACCCACACCGGGATGTGGTCGACCAGAGGCTCGTCGGACATGATCACACCGGCTGCGTGCACACCCATCTGCCGGACCAGACCTTCGAGACCGAGCGCGGTGTCGATGACCTGCTTGGCGTCCGGGTCGGAGCCGTAGATGCCCCGGATCTCGGCGGCCTCCTCGTACCGAGGGTGCTCGGCGTTGAAGATCCCGTCGAGGGGCATCGAGTTGCCCATCACGTCAGCCGGGTACGCCTTGGTCAGCTTCTCGCCGACCTGGAAGGGCTTGTCGAGCACGCGAGCCGCGTCCTTCATCGCGTTGCGCGCCTTGATCCGTCCGTACGTCGCGATCTGCGCGACCTTGTCGGCCCCGTACTTCCGGGTGACGTACTGGATCACCTCGCCACGACGCCGGTCATCGAAGTCGATGTCGACATCGGGCATGGACACGCGCTCGGGGTTCAGGAACCGCTCGAAGATGAGCCCGTGCTCCAGCGGGTCGAGGTCGGTGATCCCGAGGACGTAGGCGACCAGCGAACCGGCCGCAGAACCTCGCCCAGGGCCGACCCAGACGCCGTTCTCCTTCGCCCAGCGGATGAAGTCCGCGACGACGAGGAAGTACGACGGGAAGCCCATCTGGATGATCATGTCGATCTCGTACTGGAGCTGCTTGCCGTGCTCGTAGTCCGTGCCGTTCGGGTACCGACGACGCGCACCTCGGTGGACTTCCTCCTCGAACCAGGTGATCTCCGTGTGCCCCTCGGGCACCGGGAACTTCGGCATCAGGTTCTCGTGCTCGAACATGCCCGTGGTGTCGACCATCTCGGCGATCTCCAGCGTGGTCTTCATGCCCCACTGCCAGATCGGCGAAGAGTCGATCGCCGCCATCTCTTCGGCGGTCTTCAGGTAGTACCCGGAGCCCTCGAAGCGGAAGCGGTTCGGGTTGTCGAGCGTCGTACCGGTCTGGACGCAGAGCAGAGCGTCGTGAGCGACGGACTCCTCGGCGGTGACGTAGTGCGAGTCGTTCGTGACCACCGGCTGAAGCGCGAGGTGCTTCCCGAGCCGGTACAGATCCTCACGGACCCGGCGCTCGATCTCGATGCCGTGGTCCATCAGCTCCAGGAAGTACCGCTCGCGCCCGAAGACCTCCAGGTACCGACCGGCCTCCTTCACGGCCTCGTCGTACTGCCCGAGGTTCAGGCGGGTCATGATCGCACCGCCAGGGCACCCAGTCGTGACGACCAGTCCCTCGTTGTGCTCGGCGACCAGGTCGAAGTCCATGCGCGGGTACTTCCCGAGCAGGCCCTCCTGGTACGACCGCGAGCTGAGCTTCATGAGGTTGTGCAGGCCGGTCTTGTTCGTGGAGAGGATCGTGAGGTGCGTGTACGCACCCCGACCGCTCACGTCGTAGCGCTTCTGGTCTTCCGTGCCCCACTGGACTCGCTCCTGGTCGAAGCGGGAGTCCGGGGCCATGTACGCCTCGATGCCGATGATCGGCTTGACCCCAGCGGCCTGCGCCGAGGTGAAGAAGTCGTACGCACCGTGAAGGTTGCCGTGGTCCGTCACTGCGACGGCTCGCGCCCCCTGCCGGGCGACCTCGGCGACCATCTGCTTCATCCGAGCGGCCCCGTCGAGGAGGCTGTACTCGGAGTGGTTGTGCAGGTGGACGAACTCGCTCACGCTGCCGTCCGGGACTCGTAGTGGCTCCGGGACTCGGCGGTGAGGTGGAACAGGCCGCTCTCTTCGCACTCGTAGTACCTCGACTCGGTGCGGAGGCCACGGCCAGTGCCTCGGGACTCGGCGGTGCGCTGCCTCTTGGCCTTGGCTCGGCCGAGGGCCTTCTCAGCCTCGCGCTCGGAGAAGAACGACCTCTTCACTCCGCACGGGCACGAGGTGTAGCGGACAGTCTTCATCGGTGTCGTCTCCCTACTTCCGGTACGTGCTGCACTCGCAGCCGTCGACCATGCACGCACCCCTGCTGGTGCCTGCCATGCTGTGGGCGAAGGGCGCGTGTCCACACCCCTCGACCAGGCAGAAGGGCGTCCAGCCCTTCTTCCCGTCCTGGTTCGCGATCAGAACCTCCGGGCTGCTCAGCTTCACGACGTGAGCCGTGCCGCCAACACCTCCCAGGCGCTCACCGAACTTCGTGGCGTCGCCCTCGGTCCCGAAGGGGCCGAAGTTCAGGCCGCGCGTCCCGTCCTGCCAGACGTGGGCCAGAGCCCATCCGTCTCGCTGAGCCAGGATCTGTGCGACCTCCTTGATCAGCGCCTTGGCCATGTCCTTCGGTCCGTCGAACTCGCCGGACTCCAGGATCTCGACCACCGCGTTGACCTCCTGGGCTCGCGGAGTGATCCGCACTGTGTGCTCCCTTCGCTCGATCCAGTGGGCGGGAGGGGCCTTGCACCCCTCCGTCTGCTCGGTCAGTCCGCCCTGTCACACACTCACACCGGCTGGAGAACCACCCGGACGCCGTACCTTCTGGCCAGGACGTAGGTGTTGAGGCCCCACGTCGTGCCGAGCGGCTTCTTCGGGTCGATCCAGTTGCCGTCCTGCTTGAACCGGATCGTCGCCTGCGGGTCGAGGCCCACGATCAGCGTCCCGTCCGGCAGCTTGTCCAGATCGCGCAGCGTGTGCACGTCCGGCATGTCGGCGAGCTTGAACTCGGGGCCGACGTTGCCCACCTCCTCGACCTCCACCGGCAGGCTGAAGAAGTAGGCGTCCTGCGTCGCGCTGAAGCCGGGCACGTACCACTCGCCGTTGGCCAACTTCTCGCCCGTGTCGCCGTCGTCGTCAACGATCTTTGAGCCGACCGGCAGGTTCGAGATCGACTCGTAGTTCGCCAGGGTCTGTGTCACTGTGTCGCTGTCCTCTCTCACGGTGTTCAGGTTACACACTCACCAGCGTGTGTGCAAGCTACGCTGCGGTCCTGCCATCATGGCGAGCATCACCTGGCCGTGCAGGTACTCGACGCTCATGTCGTTCAGGATGCGCTGGTCGAACTGGTACCCGTCGAGGGCGGTCTCGCTCTCGTACGGCTGACCCAGGAGGTCGTTCGCCGGGCCTACGCCCGGCCTGTCGATGCGGATGAGCGTTCCACCCGCTCGGCGGATGGCGTCAGCCTCGTTGCGGAAGCGGACATCGGGGATGACCAGGGCCTCACCCTCGTACCCCTTCAGTACGGCGTCGACCCAGACGTTCACGCCCAGCAGCTCGCGGGCGGTGTTCCCGGTCGAGACCAGCACGTCCCGCACCTGCGGGAAGCGTCGCTTCGCGTCCTCCCACCCGAGGTCATCGACCAGACGGGCCAGGCGCACCACACCCACATCGGGGTAGGTGTGGACCCAGGGGTTCACCTTGTAGGCGAACTCGCGGAGCTTGTCGGCGAAGGCGACCCGCCTCCAGCCTCCCCCGATCAGCGCTCGGGCCGCCTCGTCCTTGCCGGACCCAGCGAACCCGGAGATCCCGACGAGCAGGCTCACTCGTCCTCCTCGAAGCTCGGGTCGAAGTCGATGGTGACGCGCTTCACGCGGCCGTTCTCGATCTCGGCGTACACCGGGTAGCCGCCGTCACCCCAGTACGTCGGGATGCTGAGACCCAGGCCGGGACCGACCGGCTCGGTCACGTCGAAGGGGAAGGCACCGAAGGGCGACCTGTCGCACCACTCGGACCACGTCTCGACGTGGTTGCTCGCGTCGCCGGTCACGGTGTAGCAGGGGTCACCCACGAACACGGTGCCCGAGTCCACGCTGACCATGCCGATCTTGACGGTGTTCTTGCTCACTCAGACTCCTCGGGGTAGGTGGGGTAGATCAGGGCGGCGGCCTCCTCGTGGCCTGCCTCCTTCAGCAGCTCGGCTGCGTCACGCTGAGCGGCGCGGACCAGATCCAGCAGCTCGCGCATCGTGTCCTCGTACTCGTCGCCGTACTGGCCGACCGTGATGTTGGCCAGGGCCACCTCGGTAGTCGGTGCCCAGCGGGCACCCCACTCCCCGTACTCCCAGCCGTCGTAGTGTCGACTCACTTCGGGTCCTCGACATCCGGGTCGAGCAGGTCGGCCGCGAAGATCATGCCGGTGCCGGTGTAGAAGTTCCGACCCATCGGGTCATCCAGCTCGAACTCCCGGAGCTTCTTGGCCCACCGCTTGCGGGTGTCGAGGTCGGCCTGCGTCTCGACCCAGGCGACGGACTCGATCAACAGGTTCCATGCGTGCTCGCGCACGTCCTTCGGAACCATGGAAGCCAGCTCCTGCACAGACTGAGCGAACTCCCTCGGGTTGGTCACCTTCTGTGCCACCCGGTAACTCCTCTCTCTCGCAGTGGTGTTGCTGAGTGGGTGCCCCGGACTCGAACCGGGGTGTGTGCCGCTCACCCTCCTGGTCAGGCTGGCCTGATCCACCGGGCGTACATCGCTCGCCCGTCCTGCCTCATGCGCACTCGGCGCTCCCACCCGTTCGGGTAGGTCTTGACCCAGACCCGGTCGGTCACACGGGACCACCTCCACCCGCGATGGGCGAAGACGATCCCGTGCACACCCAGGTCCAGCCGCTCGATCACGCGGCGTCTTCCGCTTCGAGCCTGCCCGCCTCGACGCCCTCGTCGTAGCCGTCCTGCCAGCCCTGGTCGCGGCCGTACTCCTCACCGGCGTACTCGCCCTCGGAGTAGCCGTCCGAGTGGCCGTCGTCGTAGGACTCGCTGGTCGCCTCGTCCACGATGCCGTCGATCTCGCGGGCCAGCTCCTCGGGCAGCTCCTCCACGTCGAGGTGGTTCTTGATGGCGTCGATGATCTGCTCGGTGGCGTAGTTCAGGAACACTGGTGAGTTCTCCTCTGTTCGAAGTGACTTGCTCGGTGTCTGGTGCGAAGGTAGCACACCTTCAGGCAGGTGTGCAAGGTGGATCAGTCGGTCAGGATCTTGGTCTCGAAGCCGTAGCCCTGGAAGGGGCCGTCCTTGAAGTGCACGTACGCCTCGGGGTCGCTGCCCATCCAGCCACCGCTGAAGTCGTACTCCGAGATCGGCGTCCCGTAGATGCTCGGGACAGGGTCTCCCTCGTCCCCCTCCCACTGCTCGTACCAGCGGTCACCACAGCACGAGCAGTCGCCTTCACCGTCGAAGTAGAGGCCGATCCGCTCGGCCAGGTAGTTCGCGTGCCTCGCGTCGTCCGCCTCGATGATGACGTGGTGGGTGATCCCGGCGTCCGCGTCGTAGGCGAAGGAGCCACCGGAGTTGTTCTGGTTGTACTCGAAGAAGGGCACTGTCTGGGTTCCTCTCAGACGTAGTAGACGGTCTTGCCGACCAGCACAGCGCGGGCGGCAGAGAGCACAGGCTCGAAGGTCTCGGCATCCACGAAGGTGCCGCCCTTCCAGGGGTCGTAGATCGCTCGGCGGAGGTTCAGGCTCCAGGCCAGGGCCTTGCCTCGCCCCTCCCCGATCACGTCACCCACGACCCAGGCGTGCACGTTGCGCACACCCTCGCGGATGGCGCGCTGTCGGCCGGGCTCGCTGACCTTGAAGGTCACGCTGTCCAGCTCGACCCAGGACACGTAGTCGATCTTCTGGCCGGGGATCTTCAGGCTGATCACATCCGGCGTCTCCCCCGACTTCAGTCGGGGCAAGTGCAGGTGTGCCCACGCTGCGCTCATGATCGTTCCTCTCGGTGATGTCGGATGGTTCCGAGTGGGTGCCGAGGGCTCGAACCTCGGTGCCTGCCGGTCACCCTTGCCGCACTCAGGCAGCGGCCAGCTCAGGGACGAGCGGGATCGAGATCCCCTCGATGCGCACCTCCAGGTGCTCGGGACGGACGCACCGCTTGTGGTCGCAGGTGCGGTAGACGCGCGCCCCCTTGGGCAGCTCGCCGTCCTTGATCTCCCACATGACTCGTGCTGCGGTGGTCATGTACTTGCCCCACGAGGCGATGGGGGTTCCGCCGTCCGTCGTCGTGCCGTCCCAGACCCAGTGGTCGGAGGTGACGACGACCCGGTTCCAGAACCGCTCGACCTCGTTCGATCCCTCGACGGTCTGCCTCGGGGCACGCGGGGTCTTGGTGTACTCACGGATCGGGCGGTCAGCGTCGACCGTGCCGTACTTGATCACGCGGCTCGCGTGGGTCCAGCAGATGTCGCTGGTGAGCTGAGCGTCGTTCTTGCACTGCACGCCGACTCGGTTGGTAACGGTGCACTTCACTGTGATCAGTTCCTCTCAGTTACGGTCGCTCCTCTGCGACCAGTGGGTGCCTGGGCCTCGAACCCAGGTGGTTGCCGATCACCCTTGTGCGAAGGTTGCACACTCAGGGGGTAGCGAGGACGGTTCCGTCCTCACCGATCCACCCCTCGTTGATCAGGGCCTGGGCCGTCCGCCCGTAGCTGCCCTGGAGAGTCCAGGCGAAGCCGCTCTTGATCAGCCGACCGAACAGGTCCAGCGTCTCGGCGTCGTCCAGGTTGCCCTCTTCGTAGTCGATCAGCTCGACCACCAGGTTGCCCATCTTGCTCATGATCAGTTCTCCTCGTTCTCGAAGCTCTCGATGATCTCTTCGGTCAGCACCTCGGCCAGCCGCCATGCGATGTGGTACAGGGCGATGCCGGGGATCTTGTCCAGGTCCCCCGCGTTCAGGTCGTGGGGCTCCAGGTCCTCGCGGTACCCGCCCAGGTCCACGAACTGCTTCCAGACCTCGTGGGTGTAGACGCTCGGGGCCTGGTCGGCGATGACTCCGTAGCCGTCGTGGTCCCGAATGTCCTCCGCCGAGTCCTTCACGGTCCACCCGTTGTTGACCCGCCACTCGATCTCTTCGAGCAGGGAGTCCCGCACCTGGATCAGGAACAGTGCGCCCGCACTGCGGTGGTCGTCCGGGCTCAGCGTCTCAGCGTCACTCGCCAGGGAGTACGCGCCGCGCTGCTTGATGCTCTCGATGATGTCCATCGGTGTCTCCTCTCGGGAGGGTGCCGTCTGCACCCAGTGGGAGCCGGGGACTCGAACCCCGGTGTCTGCCGGTCTCCCTTGCGGACAGTGCGAAGGTACCACACTGTGCGCAGGTTGCACAACTTAGCCGTACCGAACCTCATCGAAGCAGGCGACCTGGATGATCACGTCAGCCGTGCTCGCGTCGATGTGCCCGGCGTCGATGCCGTCGCGGTCGTTCCGGTCTCGCCAGGAGTCCAGGATGTACCCGTGCAGCTCGCGGTTCACGTACCGCTGATCAAGGTCGAGCAGTCGGGCGTAGGCCGCTGCGATCTCGTCGCGGCTGAGGTAGAACACCTCGTACACGTCCCGGTCGTCGCCGACCCAGGTGTCGTGCTCACCCTCCACGATGGTGTACTGCTTGTCCTCGGGCAGCGCCTCGAACTCGGCGTCGCTCGGCTGGATCGCCCAGTACGTGATCCCGCCGTAGCTCGCGGTGTCCACGATGTCCTGGACGTTCTCGTCGGTCAGGGTGTTCGCGATCTTCTGGTAGTCCACGATCATGTCCTCTCGGGGTCAGGCCGCGACCGGCTGGGCCTGCTTGGTGGCGCGGATCTGCTTGCGACGCAGGGTCTCCGCCTTGTCCTTGCGACGCGAGTCGCGCTTGACGGAGCGGGTCTCAGTGTCACGGATCTTGCGCACGGTGGTCCTCCTCGGACTCTGTAGGGACGGACACTCCTCCGGTGTCCAGTGGGTGCCAGGGACTCGAACCCTGGTGTGTGCCGCTCACCCTTGCGGTCAGGCCGCGATGATGATCACGAACAGTTCGAGCTGGTCGGGGTTGTACCCCAGGTAGTTCCAGCGGTACACCTCGGTCGCCCGCTCCAGGAAGTAGGCGTCCCGGTACTCCGCGTAGATCTCGGCGACGCTCTCCCAGTTCACCTCGGCGTTCGGCTCGTACCCGAACAGGTCGGACAGGGCGGAGTCGGCGAAGATCGCGTTCTGGATCTCCGTGGCCTCCTCCAGGGTGTCGTCTGCGTACTCGTTCGAGGCGGCCTCCAGCGCCTCGGACAGGTTCTCCTCGAACCGTGCCCACTCCCGCTCGGAGTAGTCCGACTCATCCACGATGGGGTAGTCCTTCAGACCCTCCTGGATCTCCACCGCCTCGATGAACGCGGCTGTGAAGTCTCGGGTCAGGGGCTCGAACTCGATGCGCAGCAGCTCGGCCAGGAAGGCACCCTCCAGCGCCTCCTTGTGCTCGTCACAGAACCCCTCGGTGTCGTACGAGGCGAGCCGGTAGGTGGCCTCCCACTCTGCCTCCTCCTCGCACCCGATCGTCTGGCACTCGGGTCGGGTCTCGTACACCTGCACCCAGACTTGGGAGATGCTGCCGACCAGCCAGTGACCAGCCGACCCCTCGAAGACGTGCTCGTCCTCGGTCGCCGCACCCTCGATCAGGGCCTTCGCGCTGTGGTAGTTGGACTCCTCCAGGATGTCGTCACCCCGGTCCGCCCATCCGATCACGGGAGCGTGAGTCGTGTAGCACCGGTCGTCCCAGAAGGCGGCGTCACTCGGACGCTCCAGGGCGTTGTCGGCGTACTCCTGCACGGTGTCGATGTCGACGTTCACGGTGTTCTCCTCCGGAGCCCAGACAGGCCCCTTGCAGTAGGTGCACTTCTCCGCAGCGTCGCCGGAGTTCGTCTCCCGCTCGTAGGAGCTGAAGTCGACGCAGTTCCAGCATCGGAAGTCGCTGCCTCGCACTACTCCGCCGATCATGCTGCGGTCCTCTCAGGAAGGCTCACCCCCGATGGGGAGCCGAGTGCGCGCCTGGGACTCGAACCCAGGTGTCTGCCGGTCGCGCTGCATTGCTAAGGTAGCACACTCAGTGTGCAAGTGTCACGAGGTCTCGCGGAAGCCGTCGAAGCAGTGGATGTACGACGTGTCTCCGACCTTGGCGTAGCAGAGTCGGTGACCCCACACCACGCCCCAGTAGTCCCATCCGGCCTTCTTCTTGGCCAGGACGAACGCCTTGCGCTTCACCGGGTCGTTGAGCTTGGGGTCCAGGTACGTGACCTTGCCGTTCACGTCGACCCAGTACGAGTACCCCTTGCCGTTGCCCATCCGACCTGCGTCCCAGAAGCAGTTGATCGACTCGGAGTCGTCGTCCGGGCACGCTCGGGTGGGGAGCTTCACCGGCTTGGCCGGTGCCTGCTGAGTCCACCCAGGCTTCTGCTGTGCAGCCTGTGCATCACGCTCCGTCGAGTCGACCACCGCACCCGCCAGGGCGAGGATGGCCACCGTGATCATGATGCGCTTGAACCACTTCTTCATCTTGCACTCCTCCTGTGTTCTTCGGGGGTGCCCCAGTACCAGGGGCACCCCTTGCATCGTGCTGGGAACCGGTAGCTGACTACCGGCGTGATCACTTGGCGAAGCGAGCCGACAGGGCACGCAGGTCGTTGCGACGCAGGCCAGCGTTGATCGCGGCAGCCTTCTTGCCAGCGGCGATGGACTGGGCGGTCTTGGCGAGGGTGACAGACATGGTGATTCCTCTCATCGAGAGTCCCCGTGTGGGACTCAGTGCGTGCCAGGGACTCGAACCCTGGTGTCTGCCAGTCACGCTCGCATCTCTGCGAAGGTTACACACTCAGTGCCATGAACACAACGTCGGGTTCCCCCGGCGTCCAGTTCGGGACACGCTCGGTCTCGGCGAAGCCGAACCGCTTGTAGTAGTCAGGCAGGAAGCCATCGAAGCAGTCCAGCCGATCCGCACCGTGGTGCAGGATGGCGCTCCAGATCAGGGACTCACCCCGACCCTTGACCAGGCTGAACACCCCAACCAGGGTGCCATCACCGGCCACGCCGTACCCGCTCTGAGCATCTTCCGAGAGGAAGAAGCTGTACGAGCTGGGCATCTCGTCCGGGCTGGAGGTCGCATCGGCGATGCGCTTGCTCACACTGCGAGCGTGACGCATGGCGACGGCGAAGGTGTTCCAGTCCACGGGCTTGACGTCGATCATCGGGATCTCCTCTGCGAAGGTTGCACACGTGCTGTGTGCAGTACCTCCCGGTGCCTTTGCTGCGTACGTCCCCGACCGTAGGTCGGTCCGTCCGGGAGGCTTCCCGATCGTGCAAGTTCCACTGTTGAGTTCTCAAGGTACAACCGCTTCCTTCGAGGCGACTTCACTCGCTACTCTCCGGGCGTCGCCCCTAGGGGCTGTTCCGTTCTGTGTTGCCTTCACTCTACCAGACTCACTCGGCGGTGTCAACTCTTCGCTGTGATCCTGGGTGATCTTGGCTGTGCAAGCTGTGGACGTTGGGAGTAGCTGTTACCCGAGATCCCGGTTCATGAAGCGCCCGGTTCCTCGTTGGCGCTCACCGTTCCCTGTCCCTTGCTTGCGTTGCCAAGGTAGCACACCCTGGTTCCGCTTGTCAAGCTGACCCGCTGTTGAGTTGGTGAAGATCGAGCACTCTGTGGTGCGTGGTTCCCACTGTACCCGAAGGTGTGTGGGTTGTGCAAGTCCCGGTGACCCGGTGTCTTGCGGCGTCCCGTCCTGGCGACAGACAGAACATTGCCACACGTTCACACCCGATGTCAAGCCGAGCTGTGTTCGCCCTGGTCAGACGCCGTGTGCGCCCGTCTCAGCGCCGTTCGGCGCGGCCCTGGACAGGTTGCCCAAGGGGAAGGCAGGGGCGCGCGAGAGTACCCGTTCTGTGCGCTGTGCGCAAGCCTGCCGACCGACGCGCGAGGGTACGCGACGACGCGACGCGACGCAACGTGACGTGCGACACCTTGACAGACCTGGGGAGGGTGGGGTACCACCCGCGTGCGCGCGAGCCCGCACCGGCCAGTCAT